TCATGGCACCCGCCGCTTCACCACCTGCACTGAGAGGGCGGCCGCAGCGAGATCCACCGTCGATGCGCTGACGTTTCGCGCCGTCACGCGAACGCTGTTGTTCGACCACACATGGCAGTCGAACACGAAGGCGATGCTGCTGGTGTCGAGCGAGGCGTCGGCGAAGTCGCCACGCCGCGCGCCAGGCACAGTCACGTCGATGTTCGCCGTCGCGCCGGCCGTGAGGCTCGGGAGATCCCAGGTGGTCTCCAGCGCCAGGCTGCGGGTGCCGATCGGCACCGAGGGGCAGGCATAGAGCACCGCCGGTGCCGCCTCCGGCAGCCCGAACAGCCGCAGCGCCTCGAGCTCGATCTGCCCGTCGAAGCCCACGATCCCGACCTGCGCGAAGGCCACGCCAGCGCCCACCCGGATCGTCTGCCGACGGTTCAGCGAGGAATCCGCCATCACGGCGCCCGCATTCCACCCCTTAGCCGGGCTGTTCCACTGCATGGTGGTGCCGGAGGCCAGCACGTCGCCGGCGATGTTCTCCCGCACATTAGCCGCGCCATCGAACGCCCGCACGAACAGCCGCCCGCCATCGATCCCACCCACCAGCCAATGCGCCAGCGCGAATTCCTTCGCCGAGGAGGTATCCACCACGAAGGCCATGCCGCGGTTGGCATCCAGCAGCAGCCCGCGCGAGGTCGCGGCCATCCCGTCCAGTCCGTTGAAGCACAGCCCTGCCAGCGTCGTGGCCGCGGTGGTCGAGGTCGCCAGCGTCGCCAGCTTCTCCACGCCGATCTCGGTGCCGCTCTGCCGGAAGGCCGCGGCGCGGAGGTTCGGCACAGCCTCCAGCACCCGCAGCAGCCGCGAGGCCGGCGCGCGGTGGCGGTTGATCACCGCATTGCCGGCGCGGTCCGCGGTCGAGGTGTAGTCGATCCGTACGGCATAGGTGTTCGCCCAGGCCACCTCATACTCGCAGTCGGTGGCACTGCCGGTATGCCGTGCCACGATAGGCGAGCAGGCCTCCATGCGCAGCGCGCGGCCGATGATGGCGGTGCCGTCCGTCTCGTTCAGGAAGGGAATCGCGACGTTCGGGTCGAGCTGCCGCAGCTCGAAGTTCGGGCCATCAAAGACATGCCGGTTGTGGTTGTTGTAGCCACCCGCGCCGCGCGAGAAGCGGATGCCGTAGCGGTCGATGGTGGGGTTGATCCCCGTGGCGAGGGCGAAGTGGCCGCCATAGTAGCGCACGGAGGTGTTCCACGCCGTCGCCGTCTCGGCCCGGATGTCGAGGCCGTAGCGATTGTTGAGGATGCGCAGCAGATGAAAGGTGCTGTCCTCGACGCCGCGGCCATCGCCCAGCGTGCGCATGCCGATGGTGAAGCCGGAGACCAGGCGCAGATCGACGACCGAGGCGTCGATGTTGCGGACCAGGATCCCGATATCCGCCTCCGAGGCCCAGTCGGATTGCGTCTGCCGCACCACCTGCAGCCCCGCATAGAGCTTCTCGCCGTTGCGGGTGGTGCCGCCATCACCCAGCGTCAGCACGGTGGCTGGCGCATTGGCCGCTCCGGTGTAGCGAATGACGCCGCGCATGATCAGCCCGCGGGCGCCTCCGCCCAGCGTGACGCCGCTGCCCACGTTCCAGGTGCCGGGCGGGATGACGGCGAATTTCTGGTCCGCCGCCGCCCGGTCAAAGCAAGACTGGATGGCGCTGCGATCATTGGCCACGCCATCGCCGAGGCCCCCGAAATCGGTCGGCAGCACGGCCTCGCGGTCGCGCAGGTACTTCGCGAAGTCGGTCTTGTTGAGGTTGGCGTTAAGGACCAGCAGGTCGTCGATGCGCGCCGGCATGGCGTTCTCCGATCAGAGGGCGGTGGCGGTGACCGGGCCGGCGAAGGCCGAGACATTGCCCTCGGCCGAGACGCTGCGGAGCCAGTACCAGCGGGTCTGGCCGGTGGTGAGGCCGGTGCGGTCCCAAGGGAGTGCGGTTGGCTCGCTGGCCAGCTTGGCGGCGGCGCCCAGGCTGGCGCTGCTGGCCTCGAAGACCTGCAGCCGCACCGCATCCGCGGGAAAGCTGCCCGAGAGCCGCACGCCGCCGGCAATGCCCGTCGCGGCCAAGCCCGAGGCGGCGGCCGGGACCAGTGCCTCGCGCCAGCCCGACACGGCGCCGCTGCGGGCCTGGGCGCGCACGCGAAAGGCGGTGGGCTCCGCGGTGGGGATGGCCACGGCGGTAGCGCCGAAGCCGCCCGCATAGCCCTGCCACACGGCGACGGAGGTGGGGCGGAACTCGATCTCGTAGCCAGCGAGATAGGCGGAGCCCACCGCCGACCATGACACAGCCATCGCGGAGAAAGTTACCGCCACCGGCGTCTCCACCAGGATCGCGGCAGGCGCTGCGATGACGCCCGGGTTGGGCAGCACCACGGACGGGTTCTGCCCGGTCGCGCGCTCATCCGTCGCCGGGTTCCACGCCCAGACGGCGGGATCCTCCTCGGCCAATTGCAGGTTCACCCCGCCATCCGGCGCCAGCGCCCAGCCCGTCACGCGAGCGGGAAAGGGCGTGAGCCGCTCCAACGCCACCGTCACCCCATCCCAGGGGCGCAGCCGCAGCGCCGAGAGGTTGGCCAGCATCGCCACCTCGCGCTGGCGCCGGTTGCGCTCCAGTTCGATTTTCATCAGGCGCTGCACCGTCGCCGCCGAGGTGGTGAGCGGGAATTCCATGTCCCGGTAGATCGCCTCGCCGCCATCCTCGGTGACGTAGTTGCTGGCCAGCAGCGGCGGCGCATCGGTGGGCTGCCAGGCGGCGGCCGGCTCGACGTAGACGGCGCGCACCCCGTTGAAGAGATCCCGTCGAGGCCGGGAGCCCACGATGGTGACGTCGCCGCGCAGATCGTCGGAGGTGAGTGTGGCAGCCGGCAGCGCCGGCGCCCCGGCATGAATGTAGAAACGCCCGCCCGAGACCACGAGCGCACCCGCCATGGCGGCGACCAGCTTGCGGGTGATGGCGATCTTGCCCTCGCCCAGGGTGACGGCGCCGTTGACGGTGTAGCGGCGCTCGCCGGTGCCATCGCGCCGGCCCATGATCTCGTCGCAGATGTTGGCCGCGGCCATGAGCGCCGGCAGGTCGATGTCCGCCCAGGCGGCGCGCCACCCGAAGGACGAGGTCAGGTACCAGGCCAGGCACAGCGCGGGGTTGTCGGACCAGCCGGTGGCGCCGGTGCGCGGGTCGAGGATGGTGTCCGCGCCCTCGACGATGGCGGAGAGGCTGGGCGCGCCGGAGGGAAAGGCCTCGGGCCGCAGCTTGAGCCGCACGGCGAGATAGGCCCGCCCCTGGCCACGATGGGCCGTGGTCCACTGGCCGCCCGTGTCCGCGACGAGATTGGCGTTGGCCACCTGCGCGGGATCGCCCAGCGCGCGGTCGATGCGCAGCAGCCCGGCGAACTTCGCGTCGGTCGACGCGGTGCCGTTTAGAAAGACCTCGCCGATGGCGCGGACGCGATGCGCGGCCAGCACCACGACGACATGCAGGAAGCCATCGGCGCGACCCTCGTCATCGGTGGCGGAATGCAGGAACACCACGGGGCCGGAGGTGCGGCAGCGGCCGAAGACGATCTGGTGCTCGGTGATCGGCTGGCGGAAAGACTGGGTGCGGCCCGCGCCCGGCGTGCGCGGGTCGAAGCCGGAGCCGGGGCCGGTGTCCGTCCCTGGCGTCACGTTGGCGCTGCGGGCGGCGGAGGGCGACTTGGGGCGGAAGACGGCCGCACCCACGGCGGAGACCACCAGGGCGGCGCCGGCGGCCGCCACGGCGCCCAGGACGCCGCCGCCAATGACGGCCGAGGCGGCAGCCCCCGCCGCGGCGGCGATGAAGGGGATGGCGACGGGCATCAGCCAACCCTCCAGGCGATGGTGCATGCGGTGATGGGGAGGCGGAGCAGACCCGCGGGACCGACGAAGGCGGCGCGGCCGGCATCCAGGACCACGCCCAGGCGATCCGGGTCTCGGGCGAGCACCACGTCGCCAGCGCGGGCGAAGGGCACGGGGACGCGGGGGAAGCCGGCGGTGTCCGCCATCGCCGCCAGCGTGGGGCGGTGCTGCCACGACGGCCGGTGTCCGGTGCATGCCACCACCGCGGCCAGGCCAAGACGCCCGCAGTTCCAGCGCGCTGCGTCGAAGGGCCGATGCTCCGCCGCGGTGACCAGCGAAGCCAGTCGCTCCGGCCAATCGGGCAGCCGCGTCACTGGATCGGCAGCCGGATCTCCGCCTCCTGCAGGGCGGGGACGAACTCGAAGAACCGATCGCCGGGATACTCGGCCTGCTGGTCGGCATCGGTGTAGCGCCGCACCTCGGCGCGCTCGAGGTCCACCAGCCGGCTTTCGCAGGCCAGTGCCACGGAGGGTTCGGCGCCGTCCGTGACCTCCATCGTGTCCATCAGCCCGGCCCAGAGCGGAAACGGGTCCGCCACGAAGGCCCCCTGCGCATCGAGCAGCGCGCCCCAAAGCGTGACCGGCCGCAGCCGATAGCTGCGCTCCGCCAGGGCGATATCCACCACATCCTGCGGCACTGGCGACAGCGCGAGGGTGAGCCGCACGGCACGCAGCTCGACCGTCTCCTCCACATCCGAGATGGCGCCGATGCTGCCGGCGCCCGCGAAGACCTTCCCCGCCCAGTCCAGCGGACCGAGCCCGGTCCAGACGCGAAAGGGGCCGGTGGCGAAGTCGAGCTCGACCAGCACCACCGGCGTGGCGATCGGCGCGGTGGCCGCGGCCGCCGCCTGGTTGCTGAGGCGCGGGGTGCCGGACATCAGAGGGCTTCCTCGAGGCGGATCGTGACGGCGGCGAAGGGTCCGGGCCGCGTCGGGTTGGCCGCCTCATCATCCGAGACCAGGCGCATCGGCACGCTCGGCAGCGAGAGGATCAGCGGCTCGCCCACCACCACCGCGGCGCGCAGCGGCGGGGCGATGGCGATGGTGGCGGTCCCGGCGCCCGAGGCGGCGACCGCGGCAGTGGCGATGTAGAGCCGCCCACCCAGGCCGATGTAGTCGCCCGCGCCGACCGCCACCGTGCTCGGCCACCAGCCCTGCGTGACGATGGACAGCGCCCCGCGTGGCGCACCCGCTGCCAGAGAGGGATTGCCCGAGCCCACCACCAGCCCGGTCCCGTCCGTGAAGATCGTCGCGTCCGAGAAGGAATACGGCCCGGTCGGCACATCGCCCTGGCTGCGCGGATCGCCGGTGCGGTACTCCCGCCGCCAGTCCCAGATGCGCACCGTGTTGGCCGAGCCGGCGAGTGCCGCCAGCAGCCCGTCCATCACGCCCGCCTGCACGCGGCCCAGCGGTTCGAAGCTGGCCTCCGCCACCCAGCGCGCGCCCTCGCGCCGCAGCACCTGCGTGGCGCGCGTGACGGGCGAGACGAAGCGCAGCGTGTTGTGCTGGAGGTAGAAGCTGAGGCGGCTCGGGCGAAGCGTGGCGGGCCAGGCGTATTCGGTCATGGCCCTATCCCCGCACGATGGAGGTGGCGCTGCCGCCGCGGCGGATAGCGTCGAGCGTGGCGGCGCTGGCCTGACGCACGATCTGCGCCGAGAGCACCCGCAGCCGCGCCTCGACCCCGGCATCGGCGCCTCGTGCATCGATAGTGATGCTCTGGTTGATCACCGGCCCGCCCGGCGCCATGCCATTGGGCAGCACCGTGCCTGCGGAGCGCGGCACGAACCATTCGGGCCCGCGCTCGCCGACGATGTAGGGCTGGCCGCCTGCCACAGGCCCGCCCTCGGCGCGGAACAGCCCGCCCAGCGCCGAGCCGATGCCGGAGAAGACCGAGCCGAAGTCAAAGCCGGCCAGGCTGGAGGTCACCGCCGTGCCAAGCGGCTCGGTGATGGTGCGGCGGACGACGATGCGGGCGATGTCCTGCAGGATGCCCTGCAGCACCTTCGAGAAGCTCTCGCCCTTGATGATCGCGTCCTCGAAGGCCGACGAGAAGGTCAGGCCAAGTTCGCGCGCCGTGTTGCTCGTGCGCTCGGTGGCCTGCTGCACGCGCTGCTGGCTGCGCTCCAGCTCCTCCAGAGCGGCATTGGCCTCGCGCGAGATTGTCTCGTCGGGGATGGGCTGGCCAATGCGCTCGGACCGCTCCACCAACCGGCCGAGGGTTTCCAGGCGCCGGGTGTAGCGTTCCTGGGCGTTCTCGTTGTTCTGGATCAGCCGCTCGCGCTCGCGGATGATGTCGTTGATCTCGCGCTCGGCCTCGCGGTCGGGGCGCGGGATGGACGCCACACGTCGGGTGGTGCCCTCGATGCGGCGCAGGGCCTCATCGCGTTCCCGCAGCGCCAGGGTTTCGAGGCGGGTACGATCGGCGGCGGTGATGCCACCCGCGGCCTCGGCCTCGCGCAGGCGGCGGACGCGGTCGTCGTATTCGCTGTTGATCCGAAAGCGGTCGTCCAGTGCCTTGCGCAGTTCCTCGGCATCGGCGGCGGTGCGGCGGCGGCGGGCCTCGGCGGCCTGGGCGGCGGCGCTCTCCTGCTCGGTGCGCTGGCGCTCACCGGCGGCAGCCTCACCGCGGCTGATTTCCTCCTGGAGTTCCTGGTACTGCCGGCGAAGCTCCTCCAGGCGAGCGGCGCGATCCACGCCAGCCTGCTGCTGAGCGGCGCCGACCAGCCCGCCCTGGATCGAACCACGCCGGGGCTGGGAGCGGAGGCTGTCGCGACCGTCGCTCTCCGCCTCGAGGCGGGCGATCTGGGCGCGGAGCGCCTCGGCCTGGGCGCGGCGGTCAGCCTCCTGCTCGCTGGGCAGCAGCAGGCCGGAGCCGCGGCGCACGCCGTCCAGCACGCGCGCTGCGCCGGAGAGCGCGCGCGCCAGGGCGTTGGACAGGCCGATGGCCTGGTCGAGCCGCGCCAAAAACTGGTCGGCGGCGGCGGTGAGCTGCCCGAAGGCACGGCCAACGGAGAGCGGCGCGCGCTCGAACTCGCCATTCAGCCGCTCGACGGCGCGCAGGAGCGCCGGGAAGACCGTATCGGCGGTGAGCTTGCCCTCGGAGCCGAGCTTGCGCAGCTCGCCGATGGAGACGCCGAGTTCGCGCGCCAGCGCCTGCGCCAGGGTGGGCAGTCCTTCCAGGATGGACCGCAGCTCATCGCCCTGCAGCGTGCCGGAGGCCAGCGCCTGCGCGAGCTGTTGGGTGCTGGAGGCGATCTCCTGCTGCGAGGCGCCGGAGGCGATGGCGATGCGCTGCAAGCCGCCGACCAGCGTGGCGACCTGGTCGGAGGTGGCGCCGATCTCGCGCGCCGCGATCGAAAAGCGGGCGAAGGCGTCCACGCTCTCGCGCACCGCCACGCCGGTCTGCAGGCTGTCGCGATAGAGCCGGTCGTAGATCTCGCCGGCACGCTCGACGGAGCCCAGCGCGGTGTTCAGCCTGCCCATCGACTGGGTGAGCGCGTCGCCGGCGACGACCACCGCGCGCAGCCCGGCGGCGAGGCCGGCGATCTGCACCCCGCGCACGGCGACGTCGAGCAGGTCCAGCGCGCGGGAGGCGCGATCGGCGCCGCCCTGGATGCGCTCCAGGCTTCGCTGGCCGGTCTCGCCGACCTCGCGCAGCTCCTGCTTGACCCGGGCGGCATCGTCCAGCGACAGGCGGACCGAGACACGGCGCGTGCTATCCGCCATGCGTCATGCCTCCTGCCTCAGTGTGGTGGTCAGGGTCCGGGGGGATCGGTGCGACGCGCGGCGCTGCCTGCGGCGAGGCCCATGCGCATGGCCAGCAGCAGTTCGGCCGCGGCCCAGCCGGAGGCGCCCATCTCGCGGGCGGTGGCGAGTGCGGCCGGCATGTCGAGGTCTAGGCCCGCCATGGTCGCCGTGGCGCAGGTCGTGCCGGCGGCCCAGCAGGCTGCACCCTCGACGCTAGCCGGGGCGTGCGCGGCGTAGGGGCAGGCCAGGCCACAGTCGCGATCGAGGGCCGCGCATCCGCGGCAGTAGTCAGGGCCCTGGCCGAAGTGCCATTCGGCGCGAGCCCTTAGCCGTTTCCCTCCAGGGCCACGGTGGCGACGGGGCCGGTGGCACGGTCCCAGAAGGCGGCGGCCATCTCGTCCATGTCCATCAGGCGCTCGACCGCCTCGGGGGAGAGCGGCAGCGGCTTGCCCGCGGCATCGCCGACGCCCTCCCAGGCGGTGACGGCGTGGCGGGCCAGCGCCTTGACCAGGAACGCGAAGGCCAGGCCGCGCGCCATGTCGGGGTCGAGGTCGGCCTCCGAGGCTCGCAGGGCGCCGAGGCGACGGGCAGAGCCGGCCTGGGCGGCGGCCATCACGGCGGTGGTGACGGGGCGGATTTCCACGCGGACGCCGCGCGGCAGGTCGAGCCAGTACGGCTCGACCGGGAGGTCGAGGGTGAGCATGCGACTTAGCTTCCTTATCTTGAAACCGCGTCTGGCAGCCGACAAAGCGACGACCAACGCTGGGAGATGCCGGGTCCATGGCGGGGAGCCGGCCGATAGATTGGCCGGCGGCGTCGGACCTAAATCGAGCGTTTGCTCCAGCAAATCGATGTCGGATACCGGGCCAACTTCGGTCGGGCCGGTTTGAAGAGAAGGCGGAGGAATTGCCGACTATTCTCCAGCGCCGGTTCACGCCGACAGATCTCGACCCTGCCCACTGCTCAGCACGATCCTTCACGTGCCGAATCACGGACATTCACATAGCGATGGTTAATGCGAAGCCGTACTAGAATTGGGAGATCAATGGACGCACTGATCGATCGGAATCAGCTGATGAAAGTTGCGGCTGCTGCCTCGATACGTGCCCGGGTGGCCTCGGATCCGGTGGTAGCTTTGAAGTCGTCTGGCAGAGAGGCCAGAGACTTCACGACCTTAAGCAGCCAGAACTGGAGCGCGATCCGCTCGCCTGCCGCGAGATCGGCACGGCGCGCCGTTACAAATGGCTGGACGCCGTCGAGCACCCGCACCGCGTACGCTCTATGACTGCTATCGCTGAGCATCGCGTCCACCCGCTCGAGTCCGTCGAACACGGCCTGGATGTTGAAGATTTCCTGTCCGGGCCTTTGTTGGGTTGCGCGCAACAGCGCGATGCGGAATGCCTGAGTATCGATCTGATAGGTTTGAAAGCCGGGCAGCGCTTCCGCCTTGCGGTAGGCTGTGGCGATATACTCATCAGCGGTGTCGAGTCGTGGAACCTCGGCCATCGCTATCGCGTACTGGAGCCAGAAGAGCGGCTCGCCATTGACACGCTCGTCATAGCGAAGGCGCTCGTAGATGCTGACGATGAGCGCGTCAGCGTCACCCTTGCCCCGCAAGGTTCGCCGCAAGTTGGAATAGGCCATCATGCTGGACATGAGGATACGATAGGGCCGCTCTCCGCGACGTTTTGCAGCGGCAAGTGTCACCTCGACGACCGCATCGGCAATCTCGTCGGGATCGATGAACGCGTTGATCACGAATGACGAAAACACTGCAGAGCGAGCCCTGAAGCTATCAGCCGAAGTCTCGAAAATCTCATGCGACAGATCCTCCAACGGCTTCAACGCCGCGAAAGGATCCTCGCCGATCACTGAGCGCACGAACGCGGCTCCGACCGTGCCTTGGTGTGTGGAGATCAGCATTGTCATCGTGAGGATGCGTCGGGTCGCCCGCTTCTCGAAAAGTGGCGCTAAGGCCGCGCGCACCCGTTCACGGATCGCATTGTTCTCAAACAGGTCGAGCAGCATGTCCCGCAGGTCACTCGCCCGATCCTGGCCTGGACCGCGAAGCCCTGCGCTGTCGCACAGTCGGCGGAACGCGAGCACCTCTTCGCGCGAGAGAGCATTCAGGCTCACCCGGTCGAACGGCTTGGGCAGCAACCCCACCAACTCGTGGAACCGAACCTCAAATGTGCCTGTTCGCACCTCCACCACAATCTTCGCTTTTGGGAGCGCCTCGCGTAGGCCTCGCAAGGCGTCCTGAGCGGCCGAATACTGCTCGATGAACACGACCACGCGTTCAACATCGGCGAGCGCTGCCACATCCATCTGCAAGTCCGGGTGGCTGGGCCGAAGGAGCAGACAGGTCCAGCCCCGCGCCGAGAGCTCGAACGCGAGCAAATGCAAGAAGACCGACTTGCCATTGCCCAGCCGGCCGTCGACCACCAAAGCTGCCTTGCCTTCCACAGCGTCGGCTGCCGAGCGCACGACCTCCGCCCGGGCGATCGCGTAGTCCTCCGCGGGCTGCGAACGAGCCAGTCGTCCGGCGTCGAAATCGCCGTACACGAGAAGATCATATACCTCGACGGCGGTAGGTCGGGCGCTCGCCTTTTTGTCGCGGGTGGGCGCGAGCGAGCGAAAGGACCGCAGATTGTTGAGGCTCGGTGCCGTCGGACGTGGCGCTCGCGCTAAGGCATCGGCGAAGCCGTCGGTGCCGATGAACATCGTGCGTCCATATTGTGCTGTGCGACGCACGAACGTTTGGTCGGGATCAGGACCCTGGATGAAGACGGTGCGCTCGGCGAGTTTCGGGTTGGCCATCAGTAGGCCAGCGATGTGGTAGTCGGCCAAGCTGTAGCCAATGATGTAGAGCGCACTTGCGAACGCCAGGTCGCGCTGGAACTGGTCATACCATGGGGACCGCACGACATACTGGTTCACGTAGGATGCCTCACCGAGCACGAGGCTTTCCCGTACATTCTCGGCGGTGATCAATCGGATGCTGCCGTGGAGGTGAACGACAGCTCCGTGCGGCAGCTTGTTCGGGACCGGCTGCGAGACGTCGAAGGCGTTGGGCGAAACCTTAATGCTCAAGCGATGCAGTTCGACCGCGTCGTCGTAATTGGTCGAGTAAATCCGCCGCCACGACTTGTTCAGAATGGCTTTCTGTCCATCAGTCAGCGCTGTCAGACGGAATATCCTGTAAAGCTCGTCCCGAAGCTTCTCTGCGTCGTTTTCTGCGAACTCCTCGGTTAGAACTTGGAGATCATAATCCGTATCGGTGGGTAGCTTGAGCTGCTGAATAAAGTGACGGCGAAGCCCGCGGCCGTTCGGTGGGCATTTGTTCGCAATGTTGGTCGCACCGAGACTGAAACCGGACCCCAGGAAGAGGATCGAGGATTCGGGGTCCACTTCCCCCAGTTCACCAACATGTTGCGTCATCGTCGACCCCGGTTTTCAACATGGTGTTGCACACGGCGGCTAACTGCAACCACTCTTCGATGCTTTGGGCGATCGCTTGATGGCTGCTTTCCATGCACTTTGCTCCGGACCGGTCCGAGACGAGCGCAGGGTGGACATCGCCCTAAGTGACTATGTGTACTCCGTCCCCGCCTGCTGGTTCCGCAGCACCGCCGTCATCATCCGCGTCGCCGTCGCGTTGAACGCGGCACGGAAATCGAAGCTGGCCTCCACCCCAGCCGGCCCCTCGATCGGGGTCTTGGCCAGCGCCAGATAGACCTCGTGCAGGGTGATGGTCAGGCTGCGGTTGGCGTCGATCGTGAAGGCCAGGGCGAATTCCGCCGAGGTGCCGGCCTGCGCCTGGGCGAGTAGCGTGGTGTTCTCGAAGCGCACGGTGATCTGACCGGTGCAGCGCGCGATGCCGGGATCCACGCCCTCGACGCGACGGTCGGCGCGGATGGTGCGCACCGCCTCCATGCCGTTGGCGTAGGTGAGCCGCGCGCCGGTGACCTGCGCCAGCGCCGAGCCGCTACGCGTGATCGATCCCTGGGCCTTGTTGAAGGCAGTATAGGCGGCGGAGGTCGGCGTGCCGCCTGACGTCGCGCCGGTCCGCACCGATCCCTGACCGAGCAGCCCGAAGGTCGCCGTCGCCGCGCCGGTCGGCGTGAAGTCCATCTCCAGCGTGTCGGCACGCACGCCGGTGCAGACGTCGAAGGACGGCACATCGGGATAGCCGATCTCCATCGCGTTGCTCGGCAGCGTGGCCACGCCGGAAGCGAAGGTGTGGATGAAGTTTGTCGTGCCGGTGGTGGTCGGCGCGCCGAGCAGCAGCCGCAGCCAATGGCCGATGTTGATGAGATCGACCGGCACCACCGCCTGGCCCGCGACCGTCACCGTGTCGAGGAAGGGCGCGGCCGGATCGCGGTTGCTGCCGACGCCGATGACGTCGGCATCCAGCAGCGGCTGCTCCGCGCCGAGATCGCAGGACAGGAACGGCATGCGCCGCCAGTTGCCACCTGGCGCGGTGCCGTAGGTGGATTCGGGAAAGGTCAGCAGGCGGCAATTCGCGCCGATGGCACGGGGCATGGGCTTTCTCCTGGAAGCGGATCAGGCCAGCGGCGAGCCGGCGACGGTGAACCAGAGGGTGACTGGGATGGCGGCGGTGCGGGCCGCGGCAGCGCCCTCGAACTCGACATCCTCGAAGGACGCGCTGCCGGGCTGTGCCCATTCGACGGCGCCGGTGAGGGTGCGGCTGGTGGTGATGGCGGCTGCGATATCCACCAGCAGCGCATCGAGCAGGGTGTTGCGCGCGGCGGGCGTGGCGCCGGCGACGGTGATCTCGACCTCAGCGCGATGCTCGATCTGCCAGGCAAGCGGCGAGAGGATGGGCGTCTCCTCCACCGTCTCGCCGTCGCGAACCACGACCAGGCCACCGGGCGGGATGCGCTGCGGGACGGTCTCGCCGCGGAGCACGATCGGCGCCGGGTTCCTGACCGCCAGCGACGTGACCAGCCGGCTCTGCAGCGCGGCAATGGCGGCCTCGCGTGCGCTCACACTGACCTCCCGCTCTCGCGTTCCCAGGCCGCCACGAAACGCCCCGGTAGCCTCCGTAATCCACGCTCGGCAGCACCCCGCACATCGAGCCTCTTGGCCAGCTTGACCTGCGGCAGGAGCAGGAACATCGGCACCATCCCCTGTTCCAGCAGCCCACGCGCCCAAGCCTCGCGGCCCTTGCGGTTGGCGGTGCCGACCTCGGTCACGCCGCCGGCCACCAGCCGGGTCCTGCGCCGCCGCCCGGTCTGCTCGCCCTGGCGCAGTGGCAGGCACCACACGAAGCCGCGGCCGGATTTGAACGGCCGCAGGAAGGCCTGGCCGGATGCGATCATCTGCGCGGGCGTGACCCGCATGCCTTTCTCGCCGCGTCCCCGGCGGCCACGCGCCGCGTTGAAGCCGGTCGGGATCGCGAGGAACTTGCCTCCGCCCTTGGCGCGGATCAGCGCCCCACGCTCGAAGGCGTCGATGACGTTCGGCACCTTGGTGAACACCAGCCCCGCGGGCCGCAGCGACTGCCCCGTCCGCGGGAAGATCATCGACCGCCAGGCATTGGCGATGCCGCGCGCGTTGCCAGAGAAGGTGGTGGTGACCTGCCGTCGCAGCTCGGCCTTCACCTGCTCGGTCTCGGCGCGGATCGCGGTCATGGCCGCGCGCTCGCCGGCGCGCACCTCATCGGCCAGCACCTTGCGCAGATCGCCGACGATGGCGGCGCCGAGGCGCATGGATCAGCGCCCGCCAAATTTGCGGCTGAGGATCCGCAGCAGCAGGTCGTGCAGCGCGGCATAGCCCAGCGTGCCGGCCAGCCACGCCACGGCGAACAGCCACCAGCCGTCGAGCTCGAAGGCATGCGCGATCAGCCAGGCGCCGGTGCCGAGGCTGCCGCCCGCCAGCGCGTGCAGCAGATAGGCGCGGGTCAGCAGCGGTCGGTCGGTGGAGGAGAAGCGCGCCATCGCCCCGAGCGCGCCCAGGGCGCCAGCGAGCAATGCCTCGCCGACGATGCCGCCGATGCGCTCGGGGTCGATCATGGCGGTTCTCCTATCGGCGGCAGAAGACGCGCCAGGCGATGCCGGCGGCGTCCCGCTCGGCGTGCTGGACGGTCAGGGTGTCGGCGCCGAGGGTAAAGGTGTCGTCCGCGTCCACGGCGGGCAGCACGGCAATGGCGACGGTCAAGACGTCCGAGGCCTGGATCACGCTGGTGCCGAAGGCGTCGCCGAGCCGGTCCGGTGCCGAGCGGACCACGCGGAGCAGGACCGGAACCCCCGTCCCACCCGCGCGATAGCTCGCATCCGCACCGATGTTCGGATCCGCGGCCAGCGCGTCCATGGCCGCGGCGAAAGCGCTCACGCTGGCCGCCGCAGCCGCCAGGCGAGCACCCCCACCACCGCGGCGATGATGACCGCGATGGCGACGGCTGGCGCGAGCGTGCCCAGCGCCTGGATCGCCGGCGCGGCCTGCGCCACCGCGGTAGCGATGCCAGCCGCACCCACCAGCACCGCGCCACGCCCGGTGCCCGTCGCCGCTGCCACCTCACGCAGGGTCACCGGTGGCGCCGGAGGGACACCCGCGAGCGTCAGCGCGCGATCGATCACGCCGGCCTGATAGGCCAGCCCGGCGCATTCATGGTGGATGATGGCCTCCACCAGCGGGCGGAGGTGATCGTGCCGATGCAAGTCGATCGCCTCGTCCGGCCCAACGCCGATCCGCCTCGCCACCACCGCGACATAAGCCGCGGTGTCGTTCTCCACCTTTGGCGCCCAGCGCTCGATGATCGCGCGCGGCGTGCGCAGCTTGTACCGGTCCTGATAGGTGACCAGCAGGGCGGCGAGCGCGCGGATACCGAACTCATGGCTGGTGAAGCGGCAGAAGCGCCCATCGGAGGGGGGCTCAGCGAGGCCCTGCCACTTGTTGGCCGGGACGTGCTCGATGTTGCCCGGGTTGCGGTTGCGATAGCCCCGCGTGGCCTTGGGATCGATGCTCATGCGCCGGACGCCGGAACACGCAGCAGCACGGCGCGGACGGTGGTGTCCGCGGCGAGTGCTGCGACCGTGGCGAGGCCCACCTGGAAATTGCCGGTGGCGGTGGTGGTCAGGCGGCGGTTCGCATTGTCCCAGAAGAGTCGCGCGCCGGCGGTGATGGCCAGCGCCGGTTCTTTGGTGATGTCGAACACGCCCTTGGTCTGGCATTCGATGACGGCGTTCTGCACGCCATCGACGGCGGCCACACCGAACAGCGCGCCGACCAGGACGCCCTGGCCGGAGGTGACACCGCCCGCATAGGGGACGGCGATGGCCAGGCTGTCGCCGGGCTGCACGTAGTTGCGCATGGGGATGCGGTCTCCAGAAACGCAGAAGGCGCCCGGTGGGGCGCCCTCTGCATGGGTTCACGATGGAAGGGAGGAGCCGGGATCAGGTGCCCGGATTGAACCAGGCGCCGCGCCAGTCGATGGCGCCGACGCCGAAGTCGAAGATCACGCTGACCTCGACGCCATCCACGCCCTGGACATTGCCGGTGGTGACCTGCGGCCCCTCGGCGCCGTTCAGGTAGCCGTAGACGTAGACGGGGGCCGCCAGCGGATCCGAGAAGAGATACCAGCGATTGTTCGGGATCAGCGGCTCGACCAGCGGCTGCACGAAGCCGGCGTAGACATTGGCGTTGCTGGTCTGCGTCGCCTGAACCGAGACCGTGAGCTGCCGCGCGGCGAGCTCCTGGTTGGGCCCAACCAGCAGGCGCATCTGCGCGCCGACGGCGATCGGCAGTCCATCGAGGGTCTTCTGGCGCATCACTGCGGCACGGCCGAGTGCGAGGTTTGGCAGGTCGAGCGCGGTGCCCGCACCGGCCTTGTTGGCCCGCGCGGCCGCCGTCCCGAACACCGCGGCCGCGCCGGTGATGAGCGTGGGGCCATCGCCATTCGCTGCATTCAGCAGCTGGTAGGCGGTCGCGTTCTCGAAGTCGGCCACGCGCCGGCCGATCATGCTGGCGAAGTCGGTGAAGGCGCCCAGATCGTCGTTCACCAGCATCTGCCGCGTGACGCGGATGCGCCGCGCGAAGGTCTGCAGGAAGACCAGCTCCTGGCTCTCGGACATGGTGCCGGCCTGGACCTCGCCATTCTCCGACAGTGGCAGCAGCGTCGGGAAGTCACCGACGCGCAGGTGCCGGTGCGGCTTGAAGTCGCGGAAGTCGCGGCGGAGGAACAGCGTGCGGTAGGTCGGTGCCGCCGGCGCGTAGGCCGCCAGCAGCATCTTGTTCGCCGCGGCTGAGAGCAGCGCGGGGAAGTCGGAGGTGGTGTGGAAGGCGCGCTCGGCCAGGATGGTCGGGTTGCGCGGGACGTTCCGCTCGCCGCGGGCGCGGAGAAGCTCGCCGATCATGTCGGAGGGGCGCCAGCCCAGGAACTCGGTGTGGCGGCCGGTCGCCGGCGCCTGATAGCCGGGCATGGTGCGGGCGGCGAGCGCCTCGGCCATGGCGTCGAGGATCTGCGCCGGGTCCTCGTTGGAGGGGCCGGTGTCGGGACGCGCTGGCAGGGAGGGACGCGCGGCCCCGCTGGTGAAGGCCTCCCACAGCCGGCCGCGCAGCACCTCGGGCGAGACGCGGTCGCGGATGGCGGCCTCGCGCATGGTGTCGAGCATGGCGGCGGTCACCAGGCCCCGGGCGGCGGCGAGCACCGGCTCGTAGCCGGCGATGCGCTCGACGGCGGCGCGTTCGGCCTCGGCGCGGATGGCCTCGAGGTCGGGCGCCGGCGGCGCGGCGCGCGTGGGTTCGGGCGGGGTGGCGGGTGCGGTGGTCACGGTGATCTCCTGGGGCGGGGCGATGGGCGGCGCGGGCGGCGCCGGCACGGGATCCGGCGAAGCCGGCGTCGTCTCGGGCATGGGTGGTTCCTCGGGGATGGTCAGGGCGGGTTCGATGGCGGTGACGGGGGCGCCCTGGTCTCCCTCGCCACGCACGACGGCAGCCGCGTCCACCGGGACGGGCACGATCGAAATCTCGTAGGGCTCCCAATCCACGGCGCGGTGGATGGTCTGGCCGGTGCTGGCGTCGGGCCGTGGGTCGTAGCGATGCACCCGGTAACCGACGCTGACAGACTGCAGCGTGCCGTCGGCCACGCGCTGCCAGACCGGCTCCACGTCGTCCGCGCCGCTGAACTGGAGGGTGGCGTAGCCGCGGCCGGCTTCGAGGCGCGCGGCGGTGACACGGCCCAGAACGTCACGCGTGCCGGCGCGCCGGTGGGTGTCCAGCACCGGTGCGCGACCGGAGCGCAGCGCATCCATGCGCACCGCGGAGGGTGCCATGTCGAGCTCTTCGAGAATCGGCCCATAGGGCGGCACGAAGTTGCGGGCCCGGGCGCCGGTGCTCCACACCACCTCGACGGTGCGGGCGGCGCGATTAACGGTGACGGGCGCGGCGAGCGCGCGGCAGGCGGTGATCGACTGCCCAGCGTCGGGCATTCGATCCGGCGCGGGGCTGGGCCCCTCCGGTTCGATCGGCTCGGTCATGGATGTGCTCCTGGCGCGGCGCCGATTAGGGCGCGACAAAGCCCTGCGCGTTGACGTAGACCTGCGCGCCGGTGGTGATGCAGGCGACGTTCATCGCCGTGGCGGCAGTGCCGCGCAGCGGGGTCGGAAAGGTGATCTCCACCGGTGCCGCCATCGCCGCCGGCAGCAGCTGACGCCAGATCACCGTGGCGCCGTCCTTGATCACCACCTCCGTCGCCACCGTCGCGTGGGCGTTGCGGATATCGATCGAGGTGACGTAGTTCCGGATGCCGGCCGCCGCGGCCGCCCGAAGCACCACGTCGGTGGTGTTGATGATCCCGCCCGCGGCGGCGGCGTACTGCCAGTCCGCCTCCGGGATGGCGTAGGGCTTGGTCACCAGCGCGCCGATCAGCGTCGCCAGCAGATCGACGCCACGCGCCGTGGTGACAGCGACCGGGTTGGCCGAGTAGCCGGTGGCGGCCAGGATCGGCACGGCGCCGCTGGTGTTGCGCGCCTGGCCGCCCACCGGCGTGACGGCCGGCGGGATGGTGCTGAGGACGTTCACGCCCAGCCCCTGGCCCGCGACCGACTGCCCGCGGCCGGCGGTGATTTCCGTTGTCAGCTCGGCATAGTCGGCGATGGTGACGAACTGGACCTTGATGTCCGTGTTCGAGACCGGCGCGAGGTTGCGCGAGACCGAGGCCCAGCCGGTGTTCAGATAGGCGCCGGTGAAGGTCGAGCCGACCAGATCGAAGCTGTTGGCGTCGATGACCGTGATCGTGAAGGTCCCATTCGCCCCCGGCACGCCCGAGACATCTGCGACGGTCACCACATCGTTTGTCGCAAAGCCATGCGCCGCGCGCGTGATGCGCACAGCGCCACCGCCGTTGTTCGCCACCGCCGAGATGCCGCTGATGAACTGGCGGTTCCGCACGCGGATCCGGAAGCGGTAGAGCGCATTGGGCTCCGGGATCTGCTGGTGGCGGACATAGGAGTTCGAGCGCGCCGCCGTGGTGTCGAGCAGCCTGCCGTGGAAGTAGCATTCGTCGTTGGTCGGCTCGAGCTCCAGCACCGACCAGCCCGCGGGCGCAGTGGTCGGGATGGTGCTGCCGGAGGCGCTGCCGAGGCGCGGGGCGCCCTCGCTCTGCACCTCGTAGTTCGCGAGCGTGGCGCTGGCCCCGTCCAGCCGCCAGGCCGCGGCGCTGCGCCCGTCCGGCTGCGCCGTGGTGGGATCGATGCTGACCAGCTCGAGCCAGACGGATTGGCCGACGATCCGCTGGCTCATGTTCACCGCCACCATGACCCGGACCGGGATGGTGAAGGTGGTGCGGCTGGTGAGCGTCAGCTCATCGTCGAGCGTGGTACCGGTGGAGATGGTCACCGCGCCATCCGCCACGGTGTGGGTGATGCCGCCGCCGGTGGCCGCGATCTCCCAACGGGCTGGACTGATCTCCGTGCCGTTGAAGCTGTCGCGGAACTTCTTCTGCATGCTCTTGATCTTGAGCATGTCGTCGGTCCAGTCGTAGGCGCCTGCGATCATGGCTGTGCTCCTGGGGCAGGCTCGGCGCGCGGCGAAGCAGCACCGGTGGCGGCGATCTCGATGGCGGCGAGCTGGGCTGCGTCCTGGGCAGCGCCCGACTTCGCGACGCGGCGCGGATCGCTGTCGAGCGACAGCCCTGCCTCATCGAGCAGGGCATTGGCCTCGCGGATCATCTCGACTACCTGGCGGAAGTCGTAGCCGAAGGCGCCGACGGCTTCGGGCTGCGGCACGAAGCCGGCGCGGACCTGCGCGATCAGCGCGGTGGTGTCCTTCAGCGGGTCGATCATCTCGTGGGCGGGCGGGACATGCGACAGGCCATCCGGCACCTCAGCGCCCCACAGCCCGAGCAGCGCGCCCTGCGCGTGGAAGCGATCCGCGATGGGCCGCACCAACATCGGAATGAGCATGCCGTACTGAACCTGCTCGCAGAGGCGGCGGAACTCGATCTTGCCGGCCCGCAGGCTGGAGTAGTTCGCCTGGCTCAGATCGCCGGCGACCTGGTCATAGGTCAGGCCGGCACCGACGGCGGAAGCTTCCAGCGCGCGCCGTGCGAAGGCCGCGTGCGATCCACCACCGGAGGGATTCACCACCTCCACGGATCCCATGCCGCGGCGATACAGGATCATGCCTGGCTCGAAGCTCTCGACGGTGCGCCCCTGCGCGTCGCGCAGCAGGCCCGACGCAGGGCCAGTCATGGTCTCGTCACCATCCTCCGACACCACGGCCGCGAGGCATGCCTCAATCTTGGCCTTCATCAGCAGGGCGGCCTCGTAGTCGCCGAGATCGCGCAGCCGGGTCAGCACCGGCGCCAGCCAGGACACGTCCCGCAGCTGGCCGGGCCGGCGCTTGCGATAGATGTGCAGCACGTCGCGGGCGGGAACGCGCTGGCTGCTCAACCAGGTGGCGCCGCCCGGCAGAACCCAGGAGGCACCCGGGTGCACGCGATGCAGCCAATAGCCGACCGGCTCACCGGCCTCACCGAGGCCGATGCCCTGCAGGGTGGGGACGCCCTCAAGGACTCCCTGCCGCGCTGTGTCGAGATGGTCGCTTTCCAGCACCTGGAGCCGCAGTCCGATCGGATTGGCCGGCGTGATGTCGGCGGGGAGCAGGCGGACGAAGCATTCCCCGCTCTCGACGACGGCGCGCATGACCAGGGCCTGCAGGCCATAGAGGTCGAGCCGGCCCTCGGCGTCGCAGGCGGTGCTGTCGGACCAGCGTCGCCAGGCCTCGGCGTGGGGCTTGTCCGGCCAGCGGGTGGTGATGCCGGCGCCGACGGCGTTGCCGGTCCAGAGATCGACGATGCGGGCGGCATAGGGGTCGTTGCGGACGGCATCGCGGGCGCGGCGTGCGACGGTGGGCGCAGCGGCGCCGACCTCGGCCGTGGCGCTGCTGCCGGACGCCGCCCAACTCGAGGCACGGCTGTCCTGGGCTGCGGCATAGCCACGGAGCGCGTCCCAGGCATCACGAAGGCGGCCCATCACCTGCTTCCCTCGCGAGAGAAGCTGGCGAATGTCACGCTCGGCCGGCGTGCGGCGGCGTTCTCGGCGCCGTGCAGCACCGACAGCGCGCGGCCGAGTTCATCCAGCGAGCGGTATTCCACGGTGCGGCCGTCGAAGGTCACGCGCGTGGTGCCGCCGGTGAAGGCCGCGGCCAGGACGGCGGCGCGGGTGCTGACAGGCTGCGCCAGCGCCCAGGCGAGGACGGTCGGATCCATGCTCGTCCTCCTCTCAGCGAAGCCAGCCACTGCGCGGCGTCAGCCAGCCCCGCGGGCGCTGGGTGTCGAGCGCCTGCGCCGGCGCGGCCTGCGATGGTGGTGATGGATCAGCGACATTCCCTGCGGTGGGAAGTTCGCTCGGCAGAAGCGGTGCATCGGCGATCTGGTCGCGCAGCTGCTGCCAGAACCGATCGCCGTAGCGGTCAGCACCCAGCAGCCACAGCGCGGCACGCGCCAGCACAGCGCAGTCCAGCGCCTCGTTCCGTTCCCGCAGCTTGGCCCATTCCTGTCGGGCGAAGCCGCGCCGGTCCTTCGTGGTGCGCAGCTGCTCGGCGACCAGCTGCTTGATCCACTCCACCTCGATTGCGCGCGGCAGATGCACCCAGCCGGGCGGCAGCTCCTCTGCGTCGCCGCGGCCAAGCCAGAGCCGGCGATAGAGATCGGCCTTCCAGGTCGATACCGAGACGGTCCAGAGCTTCAGGCCGCGCCGCAGCTTCTGGCCATTGACCAGCGCGTCCACCGGCGTCGGGCCCTGCACCGGCTGTGCCCGGTTCCAGCCGTCGATGCCCTTCGTTGGCGCGATCCGCGGATCCCGCAGGCGGCGCAGATGGCCATAGACAGCGGCAGTGTCGCGGCCGCCGGTGTCGACGCAGAGCCGGGCGATGCGCATGGCGCCACCGCCACCTTTGTCATTCCTTTGCCGCGGCCAGTCGCGCGCGAGAACGCGGGCGAGTTCGTCCCAGGGATCGCGATCCCGCGGGCTGCCCTGGATAACCACGTGGTCGACCAGCCAGGACGAGAACCCCTCCGCCCAGCCCCAGACGTCGCATTCCAGGCGGTCGTCCTGCACGTCGACGCCCGCCGTGAGCACCAGCGCGCCCGTGGGGACCACGCCCATGGCGAAATCCTCACGCCGCTCGACCAGGCGCTCCCAATCCGGCGCCTCGCCCTGTTCCTGCCAGGTCTCGCCCAAGACCGTGTTCTTGAAGGTCTTGATGTCCTCGGGCTTGCCCTGGGCTGCCTCCCAATCGCGGGCGATCTGCTCCCAGGACAGCCAGCCCACCGGCGAGTACAGCGCCGAAATATGGAAGCCGATGGTGTGCGGGTCCTGGCCCTCGGCGGTCGCGCGCCACTCGCCGCCGCCGAGCATGGCGGTCTTGTCGTGCTCCTGCATCGGGTGATCGCAGGCCGAGCAGTGATACCGTGCCGTCTCTGGCGCACCCTTCTCCCAGAGCAGCCGCTCAAACCGCAGCCACTGCATCTCGCCGCACTCGGGGCACGGCACGAAGAAGCGCCGCTGGTCGGAGGCCAGGTACTCCCGCTCGATGCGGCTGCGGCCGGCGATGGTCGGCGTGCTGACCAGGAAGGCCTTGCGGCGCCAGCCGAAGGTGCGTGCCCGGGCCTCGGCGAGCGCAATCGGATCACCTTCGCCAGCGACATCACCGGGATAGGCATCCACCTCATCGAGGAACAGGAACCGCGCTGTCATCGAGCGCAGCCCGACCGCGCTGTTCGCGCCCGTCAGCACCAGAATGCCGCCGGGGAATTCCTTCGACAGCATGGTGTTGCCGCTGTCGCGGGCGCGAGCCGGGGCGACACGCTCCCGCAGCGCCGGTGTTTCCTCCAGCAGCGGGTCGATGCGCTGGCGCGAGAAGCGCTTGGCCAGTTCCACGGTCGGCTGCACCGCCAGCGCGGGCGCCGGCACGTGGTGCATGATGTAGCCGAGCCAGTTATTGCCGCTTTCCGTCGCGCCGACCTGCGCGCCCTTCATGAATACGACGCGCCGGGCCGGATGCACCGCCGACAGCGCGTCCATCACGTCCTTGAGGTAGGGCGTGCGGCTGGTGCGCCACGGGCCCGGCTCGGCCGAGGCGCGGCTGCCGAGCATGCGATGCCGCCCGGCCCATTCCGAGACGGTGAGCTGCGGCGGCGGCCGGAGCATGGCGCCGACACGCCGGCGCACATGCTCACGGCTACGAAGACCGGTCCCCTCCGAGGCCTGCTGGATCGAAGCGATCGGCCGCCTCCGTCAGCAGGTCGTTGATGTGGCTCTGCAGGATGGTCTGCAGCAGATGCGGGTCGACGCTGATCTCGGCGGCGATCAGGCCTGCCACGCGGGCCGGCCAGTTCAGCAGCGCGTCGCGCATGGTGCTGCCGATCTCGTCGAGCGCGGCGTTGGCCTCGGTGACGTCCAGCAGCCGTCGCTTGGTTTCGTCCAGCGAAAGGCGCTGCGCCTCCACCTTCAGCGCGAGCTGCGCCACCTTCAGCCGGGCGAAGGGTGTGCCCTCCGCGCCGGCGCTACTGGCCAGGGGCGAGCGGGCGGGGTCGGCGGTCTCAGTCAGGCGGCGGCGAGTCTTGTCGATGTCCCACTGGCCATCCGGCTCGCGGGCGATGCGGCCCGCGCGCTCGGCCTTGTGGATGGCGGTGTCGCTGACGCCGAGGCGACGGGCGGCCTCGCGCGTGGAGGCAGTGAGTTCCGGCATGGCGGCGACCTCCCGCCGCGCGTGATGGCGATGCCGGCCTTCTCAGAGGGGACGAAGGGCGCGCTGGCGGGCGGCTTCAAAGGCGGTGATGGCGGCGGGCCAATTCAGCGTGGCCTCGTCGCCAAGCATCTGCACTGGCGCGAGGGTCACGCTGCGACGCGACCAGTAGTTTCCGTCCAGCGTGGCGAGCCATCCCGCCAGCCCCTGTGCGGCGAGGGCAGCCGCGGCGGCTGCGACCTCTGCCTCGCTCGGCGGCGCTGCGCGGCCCATCGTCACGTGCCGGCCATCCTGCGCCAGGATGATCCAGCGGCGTTCGGAGGGCATCAACCCTCCTCCTTCCCGGTCTGCCAGTTGGCGTATTCCACCGTGGCGTAAATCCCGCGGCCGTCGCTGGCCGTGCAGACCTGGATGGTCGCGCGGCCCACGCTGTCGGTGCTGCGCGGCGCGGTGGCGAGAAGCTGCTGCCAGGCGGCGCGATCCTGCGGGCCTTCGGCAGTCTGGTGCGGGAGGATGGTGGTGGTCATCGTCGTCTCCGTCTCGGCGGGGCGGGATGCCCCTGCGCGTGACGGACGATTCGCGCTGTGTCAGAGAGCAGCCAACTCGATAAAGCGCCGGGAATCTGGATGATCCCCGGCACTCTCGATGATGTTCAGTGGCGTGGCTGAGATGCTTCACTCCGCCAGTGCGTAGACGGTGAAGGAGCCTTTCGCGCCGCTCTTGTTCGGGCCGACCATCCGCTCCCGCGACTTCACCTCGACTGCGTGGCCCTTCTTCTTCAGGCCGGCGAAGAAGCCGCGCACCGTGTGCTGCGCCCAGCCAGTGGCCTCGGCGATCTGCGCCACCGTTGTCCCCTCGGGGCGACGGAGCATCGCCAGCACCTGCTCCTGCTTCGTGCCCTCGCGCGGCTTGCGCGGCGCGCCGGCTTCGCGCGGGGCGCGGGCGGGCTTGCCGGCGAGCAGCGTGCGCAGGGCTTCCATCGGCGCGTCGAGGGCCCCGATCATGTCGCTCTCGCGGTTCGTCTCGTCATCCCAGGCGGCGAGGATAGCCGCGGCGGCTTCGCGCAGGTTGGCGCGTGGCGTGGCGGCGGGCGCCGCGAGGGCCTGGTCGAGCATGGCGATCTCCTCCGTCGGGGGCGCGGCCTGGGCGGGCTCGGCGGCGGGTGCGGGGCTTTCCCCCGGCGTGGTGCCGGGCGCCACCGTCGGCGCCGTGTCGGGCACGCTGCCCTCGATGCCCGAGCAGTCCGGCTCGCCGGCCCCCGCGTCGCCCTCGTTCGGGTCGATCCCGATGGCGCGCAGCCCCTCGTCGGTGATGCGCGCCACGATCCAGGTGCCGTCGTCATCCTGCCGCCAGCCCAACCCGACATGGTCCCGCGGCGCGTTGATCTCGGTCAGCAGGTTGTTCTTGATCAGGCTGCGGAACACCGCGTTGCGGGCCGCGGCGGCTAGGGTCTTCGGCGCGCGGGCGAGGCCCATCTCGTGCTGCGCGGCGGCGCTGAGGATCACGCGCTGGGTGTCGGAAAGCTTCGTCATCGTGGTGGTCTCCGGTTCCGGGTGCCGGTCATCGGCCCCTACTGCCGGGAGCCCCGCCGGCGTGGCCGGTCGGGGCGGTGCGGAAGTGGTCCGCGTCAGCAGGCGTATTCGCCGCGGCGGAAATGCTGGTCCGCGATGTCCTTCAGCTTCGCAGTGGCATCCGAAAGCCAGGCCGCTTCGCCCCAAAGCACCTCCTCCGGGTCCGCGCCAAAATGGTCCGCGCTGGCCTGGGTGAGTTCCGCGAGGAGGGCATCGAATTCGACCTTCTTCGCGAGGAAGGCGGCCAGGCTGTTTTCCTGGTTGCGGGCGGCGCGGGCTTCGCGGTCGGTCATCGTGGTCTCCGTCTGTTGCTGCAGGGCATCCCCTGCGTGTGACGGACCATTCGCGCTGTGGCGCGCGCGAGCCAAGCAAGATGGAGCGGCGCGGAATTGCTATGATTCGGCGGGCTGGATCACATCATGATCGACGATACCGCGCGCCGCGGCGACGTCGGAGAAGATGCGATCGTCACCCTCCAGCACCGCGGCTTCGCCGGTCGTCTCCTGCCAGCGCCGCACGATCACATCGGCATAGGCGGGATCGATCTCGAGCAGCACGGCGCGTCGCCCCGTGCGCTCTGCCGCGATCATGGTGGTGCCCGAGCCACCGAAGCAATCCAGCACTGTGTCGCGCGGCTTGCTGCTGTTGCGGATGGCGCGCTCGACCAGCGCCACCGGCTTCATGGTGGGATGCAGGTCGTTCCGCGCCGGCTTGTCGAAATGCCAGACATTCCCCTGGTCGCGAGCGCCGCACCAGTAGTGCTGCGCGCCGGCCTTCCAGCCATAGAGCATCGCCTCGAACTGCTGGTGGTAGTCGGCGCGGCCGAGGGCGAAGGTGTTCTTCGCCCAGATGATGGTGCTGGACCATTTGCCGCCCGCCTCCTGCCAGACGCGATGCAGCGTCGGCCACTCGGACGAGGACATGCAGACGTAGCAGGCGCCCTTGGTGACCGAGAGCAGGTTGGCCAGCGCGGGGCGAAGGAACTCCGGAAAGCCACCGCCGAGCGCATCATTGGCGATGGTCATTTTGGCCGCGGTGCCGCCCTCGTAGGCCACATTATAGGGCGGATCGACGAAGCCCATGTCGGCCAGGTGCCCGGCGCCGAGCGCGCGCTGCACGTCCTCGATCTTGGTGGCGTCGCCGCACAGCAGGCGGTGCTCGCCACAGCGCCAGAGGTCGCCCGTGCGCGTGACTGGCACCACGGGCGGCGGCGGGGCGTCATCGGCATCATCGCCAAGGCCGGCATCGGCGGCTGCCAGCAGCCGATCGAGCTCCATGCCGGAGAAGCCCAGCACATCCAGGTCGACCACTGCCTCGTCGCGGATCCGCGCGATCTCGGCGGCGAGCAGTGCTTCGTCCCAGCCGGAGTTCAGCGCGATCTGGTTGTCCGCCAGGCGGAGCGCACGCGCCTGCGCAGGTGAGAGATGCCCAAGCCGGAGCACCGGCACGGAGACGAGCTCCAGCTGCTTTGCCGCCATGACGCGGCCGTGGCCGGCGATCAGCACGCCCTCGGCGTCGACAAGCACTGGGTTCACGAAGCCGAACTCGGCGATGGACGCGGCGATCTGCGCCACCTGCGCGGGCGAATGCGTCCGCGCGTTCTCGGCGTAGGGGACCAGCGCTGCCAGCGGCAGAGCGGAGATCATGAGGTCAGGCTGCATCGGCGGTGACCTCCGTCCGCGCCGCGGCCACGGCGTCGTAGTCGCGCCCATCATCGGCGAGGGTCACCGGCAGGTCTGGATGGAGCATCCGCCAGCGTGCCACCGCCAGATCGACATAGGCCGGCGCCAGCTCGATCGCGCGAACGCGGCGGCTGGTGCGCTGGCCTGCCAGGATGGTGGTCCCGCTGCCGCCGAAGGGCTCGAACACCAGCTCGCCCTCGTCCGTGTAGGTCCGCATCAGGAATTCCGGCAGCACCACCGGGAACACTGCGGGATGCTCGGTCTCGATGCCACGGCCCTTGTGGCGGGTCAGGCGCAGCACGTTGTCGGGGATCCGGAAGTCCTGCACCGGCAGCCCTGCATGCTGATATTCCGAGATGGTGCCGTCGGCGGCGCGCAGCCCGCTGCCCTTGTTCGGCGTGCCGGCCCATTTGCACGGGACGATCTTGTTCGCCTGGCGCGCCTGCCGATTGAAGTGGAAGACGAACTCGAAAGCTGGCGCGAGGCGCCCGTTCCAGTCGCCGGGCAGGCCGGGTCCCTGGTCCCAGGTGTACAGCCCGAAGCGGCGCCAGCCGCGGGCGCGCATCCAGTCGAGCCAGCCCGACCAATAGGGCTGCCATTCGTTGCCGCGGTGGATCAGGCCGAGGTTCACCAGCACCTGGGCGTCCGGCCGCAACGCCGCGTCGAGGTGCTGGAAGACGCCCTGCATCAGGGCGTCCCAATCGGTGCCGCCGCCGGTGGTGTAGTCCCGCTGGTTCCCATAGGGCGGGCTGGTGAACAGCAGCGCCGCGCGGTCGTCGCCCATGAGCCGCGCCACGGTGGCGGCGTCGGTGCTGTCGCCGCAGAGCAGGCGGTGGTCGCCCAGCAGCCAGAGATCGCCGGGGCGGGTGACGGCCTGGCGCGGCGGCTCCGGATCGGCATCGGCGGGATCCTCCGCCGCTTCCTCCCCGGTGGCCACCGCGCCCGCCGCACCGCCCCCCTCGGCAGGATCCGCGGACAGAGCCTCGGGCGCGTCGCCGTCGGACACGGCATCTCCAGCCGCCGCGAGGATGTCCGCGAGCTCATCCGCCGAGAAGCCGAGCGCGCCGAGGTCGATGTCCTGCGCCGCCTGCACCGCGGCCAGCGCATCACGCAGCAGCGCTTGGTCCCAGGTGGCATTCTCCGCGATGCGATTGTCGGCGAGGCGCAGCGCCTCCTTCTGCGTGGCGGACAGGTGGCGCAGCGCGATCACCGGCACCTTGGCGATGCCGAGCGCCGTCGCAGCCTCGAGCCGACCATGGCCGGCGATCAGCACGCCGTCCTCATCCACCAGCAGCGGGTTGGTGAATCCGAAGGCCAGCATGCTGGCCTTGATCTGCTCCAGCTGCTCGGCGCTGTGCACGCGGGCGTTGCCGGCATGCGGGCGCAGCTCCGCCACCGGACGCAGCAGGATTTTCGCCGCCATCCAGGGGAGCGTCATCGGGCCATCCGGATCTGGGAGTGGGTGCAAACCATGCGGCCCGCGGGTACAAACCTGGCATGGTATGGTTTGCGGGTTATCTGGCTGATCGCACGGGGAAAAGGCTGCAAACCGCAACCCTGTTTTATGGCCTGGCGCTAGCGACCTTGCGCGCTTCCGCCCCCCGCATACAGCGGGGCCAGGAAGGAACCATCGGCTCGAGAGCCACTGTGGCTGATCAGCGGGCCGGTGGCTCGGGAGCCACTCGGCTGCGGTCGCAATTCGACGACTGTCGAAACACTATCCCTTCTGGTTCCGGTGCCGCAATCCGGTTTCATCGGCGCTACCACTGCGTGGTGGACAATGTCCATACAGACTCGTAGAACCAGCCCCGGAGGCCACCATGCCCACACCCGCCAAGCGCACCACCACCCCGACCCGACGCCCGGCGAAGGCCCAGCCCGCCATCACCGTCGGCGCGATCAACATCCGCGTCCGGCCCGAGGAGCGTGCCCTGATCGACCAGGCCGCCGTGCTCTCGGGGAAGTCGCGCTCCGAGTTTATGCTGGAGGCTGCGCGCCGCGCTGCAACCGACGCCATTCTCGACCGCACGCTGTTCCGCACCCAGCCGGCTGCGTACGCCAAGTTCCAGGCGCTGCTCGACGCGCCGCCCAACCCGAACGGCCGGCTTCGCAAGCTGCTGGAGACCGCGCCACCGTGGGAGTGAGTGCCGAACGGCTGAGCGCCCCGGCGCCGCTCGACGACACGCACGACCTGGCGATGTTCGATAGCGGCGAGGCCACGCTCGATGAGTGGCTACGGCGGCGTGCGCGGGCGAATCAGGCGGCCGGCGCGTCACGGACCTTCGTGGTGTGCCGCGCCGGCTTCGTGATGGGGTTCTACTGCTTGGCGGCAGGGGCTGTGGCCGTGACTGCTGCTCCAGGGCGTGTGAAGCGCAACATGCCCGATCCAATCCCGATGGCGATGCTGGGCCGCCTGGCGGTGGACCGCAGCCTGCACGGCCAGGGGATCGGGCGGGCCCTGCTGCGGGACGCGGTCTTGCGCGTGCTGCAGGCCAGCGAGGTGCTGGCGGTGCGCGGCGTGTTGGTGCAGGCCCTGAACGCCGACGCCCAGCGTTTCTATCAAGCCTGCGGCTTCACGCCGTCACCGATCGACCCGATGACGCTGATGGCCACGATGACGGACATGAAGGCCGCCCTGGGCTGAGGCTTACGCGGCACGCTCCCGCGGTTGTAGGCCATAATGGGCCGCCAGGACACCGAGCGCGGTGAGCAGGATGCCCTGCGCCTGGACGTGATGGACCGGACGTCCTGACCACCCTTGCCGCATCGCCCATTCCCGCAGAGAGCACTCGAGGCCGAGCACGTGCCACAGGCAGCTTCCCCCGGCACTGTCCGCGCCGCCGAACAGGTCCAGGGCCGCGGCCAACCGGCGGCGCGCAGCAGCCTGGCGTTCGCTCAGCAGGTCGCCGCCACCGCCCTGGATGCGGAGCAACTGCGTGGTGCGCATGCCGTCCAGTGCCGCGAGACGGAAGGTCACACGGAACATCGCCCCGGCCTCGTGCATCTGCGGCGTGATGCTGCCATTGGCCAGCATCAGCCCAAGCGTGTCGACGGCACGACGATGGGCGACGGGTGAGCCCGTGTCCGGATCCGCGTCGCGGACCGGCTCGGAGAAGTCGCCATGTTGCAGACGCCACTTCGAGGGCTTCGCCAGGTCGTCCTGCTTGGGCTTCGCCGCCTTGGGCTTTCGCTTAACGGCCATGGTGGCTTTCCCCATTGCGACGCCCCCAGCGCCGGTTTGCTTCGTTGGTGATGGCCTGGCGCAGCCAGTCGTCGGTGATGTCGGCGACCGGCAGGGCGACAACGCCATGCCGATGCCAGGCGGCAGCCCGCATGGCGTTGACCTCGGTGTCGTTCGTCGGGCTGCGCGTGCCCCGGTCGAGGCAGGAGCGGGGCGGCAGCGGTGCGCCGTGCATGCTCATGCGCGGCCTCCCGTGGGGTCGGTGGCCCAGAGCAGAAGGGCGATGGCATCCGCCTCGTTGTCATCGGCCGGCGCGAAGCCGCGGGCTTGGATGGCGGCGACCATCTTTGCCTTATCGGCGTTGCCCTTGCCGGTGGCGTAGCGCTTGATCGTGCCGACCGGAACGCCCTCGTAGGGGACGTCGTGCTCCTCGCACCAAGCGGTGAGCATGCCGAGGAAGCCGCCGTAGATGTGCGCCGCATCGGTGCCGGCATGGGCGCGGACTTCCTCGAACACGATCCGCGCAACGCCGCCGGACAGAGCGACGACCTCGGCCAGCCAGCCGCGGAAGCGCAGGAAGCGCATCCCGCCGCCTTCGAACCGGCTGGGGCGGAACGTCATGGTGCCGGAGGTGATGCCGCCATCGCGTGACCGCAGCGCCCAGCCGGTGGTGGTGCCGAGATCCAGGGCGAGCACGGTGTGGTGCGCCAGGCTGATCGCGGGCGGTAGGGCGATGGGCGGGCCGCTTGCATGGGCGGCGTGCATGGTGAGAGTCGCGGGTGCCATGGTGGTCTCCGAGAGGGGATGATCCTGGTGAGGGCGGCGACGGCGCGGTTCTTGGCGGAGCTCGCCGTCGCTGCCCGGCTTGGGGTGGATGACCCTGGGATGGGTGGCCCACGCGCCCGACCCGATCCCCCGAGGTGTGGTGTGCGCGCGCCGTTGAGGCGCGCACGCACACCCCCCGTAGGGGGGAGGCGAAAAACCGAATCTGCCAAACTGCTCCAAGTCACTGATTTAACGTCAGAAAATGCAGTTTCGGAGCAGTTTCGGACAGATTCGTTACGCGAAACTGCTTTCAGCCAGAAGACGTTGATTTGATTGACGAAAAACAGTTTCGCAGTTTTGGTAGGGGAGCAGATTCGGACCGAAACTGCGCAGTTTCGGGAGCAGTTTTGGTCAGTGCGGAGACGCATCGAGTGGGCCATCAGGCGGGCTCATCGGGATCGTGCAGCACCCACACCTCGGGGTTTTCGACCTCGAGCAGTGCCTCGCTTCGGGGGCACTGGAAGTGGCTCGGGAGCACCCGGACGGTGGCCGGGATGATCTCGCCGGTCTCGGGGTCGATGACCTCCTCGCCGGTGCTGAGGAGCATGTCCTGGACGACGAGGTAGCCGTTCTTCGATTTGGTGTAGGGCTGCCCGAGGTCGCGCGCTTCGCGCCGGTACTTGATGTAGCCCTTCATGGCCAGGACACCGATCCGCTCGCGGATGTTGTCCTTGCCGCCGAGCCCGCGCTTGTTCTCGAATTTCGACGCGAAGGCGTTGGCGGTGCAGAGCCGGCCTTCCTCCGCCTCCTCGGCGATGAGGCGCAGGATTACGTCGTGGCGGCGCGTGCGCTCGGCATCAAGTTTGCGGCCGATGTCTTTCCTGACCAGGCGCTCGCCCGTCCGGTCGAGCTCGACCCAGGCACCACCACGTTTGTCGACCAGCATCGGCTCGAGGCCAGGCCCGTTGCGGAGCTCGACATGCAGCTCGCGCTCAGTCTGCTCCTCGTCGGGGCGGAACAGGATGGCGCCCGAGGTGTAGTAGCCGCGCAGCGCGCTGGCGCCGGAGAGCGAGAGGAAGGGATCGTCCTTCACCTGCTGCTTGCTGAGCTTCTTCGTGTGGTGGGCGAGGATGATGCCGGCCTCGGGGGCGACCTGGTCGCGCAGCGCTTCGACCCGGCTCTGCAGGAAGAACATCATCGCGCCGTTGTCGTTCTCCCCTTCGCCGGCGGGCCCGCCATCGAAGAGATTGCGGATGGGATCAATGCAAATGATGTCTGGCGGCGCATCCGGGAAAGCGGCGCGGATTGCTGCGGCCACGAGGGGCACGCCCTGGTCGTCGAGCAGCATGCGCAGCTTGGGGGTGACGACGAGGGTGTCGCGGGCGCGGGCCACAACGGCGGGGTCGAGCCGGAGCTGCTGCAGCCGCTCGCGCAGGTAGTGGTACTGGATCTCGGCCTGGAGATAGAACACCCGTAGCGGGCGCGGTGCCGTGAAGCGCAGGAACGGTGTGCCAGCGGCGGCATGCACCAGGAGGCTGATCAGGAAGTCGGATTTGCCGACCTTCGGCGCGCCGCCGAGCACCAGCATCCCGCCCGGGGTCAGCAGGCGCGGCCCGATCAGGTCGTCGGGCATCGGAGAGGTGTCGTCTAGCAGCGCGCCCAGGGTGTGCGCGGCGATTGCGCCGGGCGGCGGCGCCGCGGCGCGGAGCAGGGGCTGCCCGTTGCGGTCGACATGCAGGGCCCAGATCGCGTCAGCCTCTGTCTTGAGCCGGTCCAGCGGCCAGGCCGGGCGGAGGCAGGCGGCATTATATTGGCAGATCGCCTCCCAGCCCTCGTCGCCGGTGATACGGCCCTCGTGGACCATCCGGACGAAATGGCCGATGGCCGCGCTGGCGCCCTGGAAGCGCGTCCATGCGTCCTGGCTGCCCTCGCGCACCGGCGTGGTCAGGACGGCATCGAGGCTGGGGCGGGTGGCGCCAGGGGCGGCGGTGGGCGCCTCCAGGCCCGGCATGGTCGGCATGGTCGGCATGGCTGCCACCGCCGCGGCGAAGTCGGGGAGCTCCACCTCGACCCTGGGGTGGTGCTCCCGGATCGTGACGCGCCGCTGCACGCCATGCTTCTGGTGGACGGTGCCGGGCACGCGGATTGGCTGGTGGGCAGATCGGAAGTGCAGGTCGCCACCGACCTTCTCCGCGATCTCGCCGCGCAGCGCGCAGAGGCGCGCCAGGTCCTCCCCCTCGGCCGGCTCGGTGAGCCGCCACCAGGCATGCAGCTTGGCGGCGCCCTCGGCGGTGCGGCCGCCGCTTTCGACGAGGAGGGTGGGCGCACCCAGGTGGTGGACGAGGTGCGCCAGCTTGGCGGCGATGTCGCCGGCATCGAGATCGACCACCACCGTCTGCATTTGCCGCACATGCTCGGCGCGGGCCTGGCCCTGCTCGGCGACGGTGCCGGGGATGACGTAAACGGCGCTGCCTTCGCGCGCGGCCCAGGTGGCATAGGCGCTGAGGGATGCGGCGGCGTGGCGGTCGGCCGGGACCCAGATGTTGTGCGGCTTGGTGTCGAGGCCCTGGCCCTGGTCGACGAAGCCGCGGACCGGGATCAGCCCGTCGCAATAGCCGAACACCACGTCGAGGAAGGCGGCGATCTGCTCGATGTCCGGCGCGATGGGCTGCGGGGCCGCCGGCATCGGCTGCCCAGCACCGGGAAGTCGATCGAGGGCGATCTGCCCAGCGGCGGGAAGTTCGCTCACGCTGTTATCCGGCAGCGGCGCGGCATCGTTGAAGTCGCCCCATGCCGTCATGCAGGCTGCGCCCAGCAGCGCGCGGCCCAGGGGCAGAAGCGACACTCGAAATGGTCGGCCTGGGCGGCAACGCGGGGCAGCAATTCGCCGGCATCGGTCGCGGCCAGGATGCGCACCGCCCGGTCCGACATGCGCTGCGCCAGCTCCGCGTTGAACGGCACCAGCTCGTGGTGCAGCTCCGCCGTGTCCTTGTTGATGGCGGTGAACAGCGCCGGATTGTCAGCCACGCCCGGAACGCTGGCGTCCATATAGGCCTGGTAGACCGCGATCTGCGCCGCGTAGATCGGCTTGGCCACAGCGACGCCCTTGCTGGACGTCTCTCGCCAGGCCTTGGCGTTCATGGTCTTGCATTCCCACAGCGCGGGGAACGCCATGCCGGGGATGGTCGGGCCGCCGGCGAAGACGCCATCGACATGGCCGCGGATCCGACCGCCCGCTACCGAGAAGCCAAACTGCTCGCCATGCTCGCCACCCCCACGGCGGGTGTAGAGATCGAAGCCGGCGGCGCGCAGCCAAGCCACGGCCACGTCCTCCAGCGCGTGGCCGATCCCGAAGATGCGCAGCAGCCGGCCGTCGAAGTCGGCGCCCTCATCCTTCGGCTCCTTTATGAACTCGAACTGAAGCGCCCGTTCGCAGGCATGGCCGAGGCGGGAGCCGCCCAGGTAGCTGCGCGGCGGTGTCGCCTGATTGGCCGTGACCAGCGCCGCGTCGATGGCGGCATTCACATGCGCGGAGGTCTGGCTGCGGCTGTTGAAGTCGAGCATCAGAAGGGCACCTCCGCCGCCGCGTCCTGCCGGGCGATCGCCTGCATCGCCTCCTGGAAGCCGCCGACGGCGACCTCGATCAGCGTCAGCACCTGCGTCTCGCTCAGATCCTGGAAGCGGGTGTCCCAGCCGATTTCGGCCATCGTCTCCGCGACGCGGCGCATGGCGGCGCGCATCGCCGCCTTCTCCTGCTCGGTGAGGTCAACCATGGCGGGCGACCTCCCCGCCAAGCGCGACCAGAAGCCCTGGCAGGCGAAGCAGCAGAAGGAGACCGACGGCCGCGGCTTCTTCCGCGGCGCCGAATCGAACCAGCCAAAGCCACGCGCCGGGCGGGAGCAGACGGCGCAGGGCGGTTCCGGGGAGCGCGCCATCGATCATGCGGCCTGCCCCAGCGCCGCGGGTTGGGCGCTGCGCACGAGGTGCTGGATGGCCTGGCGATTGAACTTGAAGGTCAGCAGCGCCGAGGCCTGGTACCGGGTCATGCCGAGATCGGCCCGGGCTGCCGGCGGCAGGTGGATCAACTGGCGCTCGGTCGGCGGCTCGCGCAGCCAGCGCCGGCTCTTATGGGCGCTCTCGTCCGTCTCATACGCGTTCAGCCAGTCATCCGCCGCGGCCAGCGCCACCAGCCGCTCCCCGATGGAGAGCAGGCGCGGCCGCTCCTCCTTCGCCCCGCCAACAGCGTGCCAGGCCCCGTTCAGGAAGAAGATGCCCGCCCAGCCGTTGAACCCGTTGGCCAGCAGTGCGGCGTCATCGCCGAATAGGTCGCACCACTGGAAGGCGGAGCGACGGAGGAGATCGATCTCCGTCATGATGAAGTCGGTGAGCGGCGCCGTCTCGCGCCCGCGGGGCTCGAAGGCGTGGCCGCAGATGGGGCACTCCATCACTGCGATCGGCACCTCCGCCTCGCAGGAGGGGCAGGTCTTGGTGGGCGGTTCACCCTCGCCGGGCTGGCTGTCGAGATCGACGTCCTGCTCCAGGCAGCCGTGAATCTGCGAGGAAGTGCCGAAGTCGAGCACGATGCAGTCGCGCTTGACGATGCCGGGATGCTCGACCGGATCGACGGTGCGCAGTCCGCGGCCGACCATCTGGATCATGGTGCATTTGAAGGAGCTGGGCCGGAGCAGCACGACGCAGGAGGTCGGTGGGTGGTCCCATCCCTCGGTCAGCACCGCGACATTGACGACGATGCGCGCCTCGCCCCTCGCATAGGCGGCTAGGACCGAGCGCCGCTCGCCCTCCGGCATCTCGCCTGTCACCACGACGGTGGGGACGCCGGCAGCGTTGAAGGCGGCAGCGACGTGCTCGGCGTGGCCGATGGTGGAGCAGAAGGCCACGGTCTGGCGGCCGCCGGCCTTCTCCTGCCAGTGCTTCACCACGGCGTCGGTGACCGGCACGGTGTCCATGACGCGGGCGACCTCGCCCATATCAAAATCGTCGCCGTTACGCCGCACCTCGCGAAGCTCGTCCTGCACGCCCACATCGACGATGAAGGTGCGGGGTGGCACAAGGTGGCCGGAGGCAATCAGCTCGCCGAGCCGGATCTGGTCGGCGACGTTGGAGAAGACCTGGCGCAGCCCGATCTTGTCGCCGCGGTTCGGCGTGGCGGTGACGCCGTAGATCCGGCAGTCCGCGTTGCGGTCGAGGGCGCGATCGATGATGCGGCGATAGCTGTCCGCGACGGCGTGGTGCGCCTCGTCGATCACCAGCAGGTCCAGTGCCGGCATCGCGTCGAGGTTCGCCTGGCGGGTCAGGGTCGGCACCATGGCGAAGGTGACCTGGCCGCCCCAGGACTTCTGACCGGCATCCACCACCGAGGTGGAGATGGCGGGATTCACGCGGCGGAACTTCGCCAGGTTCTGCGCCGTGAGCTCATCCCGATGCGCGAGGACGGCAGCCTTGGCCACGCTGCTGCCGATATGCTCGCCCACCGCCGCCGACAGCATGATCGTCTTGCCGGCGCCGGTCGGGGCGACGCCGAGGGTGTTGCCGTGCTCGCCGAGCGCACGAAGGCTGCGCTCGACGAAGAGCTTCTGGCGGGGGCGGAGCATCATGCGGTGCGGCCCTCCCTCAGCGCGCCCAGGCGGGGCGGTTGTCGGCACCGGCCGCCGGCGTGGTGCGCGGCACGGCGGCGGGGAAGGCGCCCGGTGTCGGGGCCGCGGGCGGCGGGGCGTAGGGCTGCGCCGGCGGCGCATACGCGGGCCCTGCCGCGCCGGGGTGCGCCCCCGTGGCGGCGGCATAGGCCCGGTGGTCGGGCGTGACCGCCATACGGATCTCGTTCTTCGCCTCGCCATTGGCGTCCGTGCCGGTGTCGATCTTGGCGAGGAACTCCAGCCCCTCGAGGTCCGCGAAGCCGCCAATGCGGCGCGCGGCCTGGGCCTGCGGCGAGGCGTCCTTGTCGGAGATCCCGCGGGAGGAATTCAGCATGCCGCGCACGAAGCTGCGGCCCATGTTCCCCCAATCCGGGCCCTTCGGGCTGTAGAGCCCGATCAGCGTGAAGATCTTCCGCTTCGCGTAGGGCCCCTCCAGCACGGTGAACTCGCCGTTCAGATAGACGGCGCCGGTGCTGCCGCGCGTGGCGTAGCCGCCCGTCCAGCCTTGGCTCGGGTCGTCGAAGCCGCCGGGGCGGATGGTGAGGCGCACCTTGGCGATGGTGCCCTTGGGGATCAGGTTCGGGTTCTGCGAGGCGTCGTTGTAGTCGTTCCAGGAAGCCATGCGGGATCTCCTCGGATCAGGTGTTCGGGGTGTCGGATGGGGCGGCCAGCGCGAGCGGCGGCGGCGGCAATGCGAGACGTTCGGCGGCGGGGCGCGCAGGGCCACGGATCTTCTCGAAGAGCCGGCCGAGATGCGGCTCTTCGACCAGGTCGAGCCGGCCGCTGCGGTCCTTGGCGGGATAGCCCCATGGATTCAGCGTCTGGCAGATCAGCGAGCGGCGGAGCGCGCCGGCTTCATCCTTGATCGCCGCCAGCGTGAGCACCTCATCGACGATGCCGGGCAGCTCGAGGCCGGTCTTGCTGCCGTCGATCTGCGGCACGAAGACCTTGCGGTTGAAGTCGTCGAGCTTCTCGTCGAGGATCCCGACGAAGATGATGTTCTTGCCGCGCGTGTGCTGCAGATGCGTCAGCCAGGCTATCATCTCGCGCCCATGCAGACCGTAGGCGCCGCGGATGTCAGGCTTACCGGTCTTCTCCGCGAAGGCCTCGGGTTGGCCGCGGCACCACTGGAAGCAGAGCCGGCCGGCGACGGTGATGCTGTCGATGAACACCGTCTCGTAGCGGGCGAGCAGCGCCGGATCGCCGAACTGCTCGCAGACGGCGGCGTAATGCGCCGGAGAGTAGGGCTGGTCGTCGCGAAGCGCCGGGTTCGGCCCGCCGATGAAGGCGGCGAAGTCGCGGCACTCCTGCCACGTGCGCGGGCGGATGGTGTCCCCGCCCCAGCCCTCGACTGCGAGATCACCGGCCTCGAGATCCATGAAGAGCGTGGTGCTGGCGAGCAGGGTCCAGAGCAGGCTGGTCTTGCCCTGGCCGCTGCCCCCGAAGATGCAGGCCTTGACGCCGCGTGGCTCGGCCTGCCGTTCGTCGGCGGTGATGATCCGGAAGCCGCGCCCCGGCGCCTGCGCGAAGGGCACGCTCATTCCGCGTTGTCCACGATGCGGGCGGCGGCGGCCGTCGCATTGACCGTGCCGACGGCGCCGGCGCGGCGCGCCAGGTCGTGAATCTGCCGCAGCGCGTCGGCCTTGCGATGCAGCGCGACCGACTGGCGAAACAGCGCTTCGGCGGCGAAGGCCACGTCGTCCACCGTCGCCTGCGCGATCGGCTTGGTGATGACCGGGCTGCCGCCCGGGCCGGTCGGCACCTCGATGCTGTCGGGCAGCATCTTGAGCCAGAGCTTCTCGCGCAGATGGTCGAGCGGAGTCCGCGGCGTCATGCCGTTCTCCTGGTTGGGTGCGGTGGAGTGGATGCCGGGCGCGACGCCCGCGTCAGCGGTGAGCGCCATCACGCGGCGACGCTCATCGGCTTGGCCGCCGCCAGGACCGAGGCCAGCGTGCCGGCGCGGCTGCGGGCGCGCGGCCGGGCGATGGCGAGGTAGATGAAGTCGCTTTCGCCCATGCGGCGCTGGACGAGGTGCACCAACCCGTCCTCGGCCAGCTGCAGGGCGCGTTCGGCGACGCGCAGAAGAGCGCGACGCTCGGCGTCCGGCACCGTCGAGGTGAGCGGCGAGCCGTCGACCGCCAGGAAGCCGCGGTGATAGACGATGCGGTCACCAGGCATGGCGGAGCCGAACCAGGCGCAGAACATCGTCTCGGTGAGCGGCGGCTCCGCAGAGCGGAAGCCAGTGATCGTGCTGTCCATGTTGAGTATTACCCAGCCTCCCGCAAATCCGTCTCACGCCGCCGCCGGGATGCCGGCGACGAGCAGGCGGAGCCGCAGCTCGCGCAGGTGGCGGTAGAGGGTGGCGCGCGACGTTGGGCTGGCCTTGGCCAGCTCGTGCGGGGAGCGCTCGGTCAGTTCGGCGCAGAGGGGGAGGGTCTGCACCGGCAGCGTGCCCAACGCGCGATCGAGGTCGATGCGGCGCTCCACCGCCGCGAAGGCGTCGGTCGGCTGGCCCAGCCAGGCGGCATAGCCATCCGCCTCGGCGACGCTGTCGCCGATGGTCAGGCCCTCGCTGCCGGGCTGAGGGTCATCCAGCGAGATCGGCGTCATGGTGGCGCGGCCGCGCAGGATGCGCTCGGTGAGGCGGATGGCGCGGTGGTCGAAGCAGGCGGCGGCGAAAGGACCAAGCTCGCCGCGGGCCGGATCGAAGCCCTTCAGCCGGGCGAAGAGGTCCGTCAGCAGGTCCTGGCGGAGATCTTCCTGCTCATGGCGGGGGATCCGGCAGGTGCGGATGATGCGCAGGGCGACGCGGTCGGCGCTACGCTGCAGGGCATTGGTTTCGGCGCGGGTGGGGGTGAAGGGCATCGGCTGGTCCTGTCCATCGGGTGGCGATGGGCGGACGATGCCGATGGGCGGCGCGCGCTTGGTGGGAGCAGCGTGGGTCTAACGTGGGATGGTCAAGCACCGCCGAATTCAGGGGCGGATATCGATTTCCTCGGGCGTCAGCGCCAGGCGATAGCGGCTGGGCTGGCGTTTACCCTCGATGAGGTCGCGTGCGGCTTTGGCTTCGGCACCTTCCAGGCCCGCGGCCAGCCCATCCTTCAAAAGGCGAATGATGTCCCGCGGCTCCCGCGCGGCGGGCCGAATCTGGTCTCCGTAGATTGCGCGGTCGAGTTCATGGGTTTCGACGAACCCGCCATGACGTTGCGCCGCCTCCGCCAGTTTCACCAGCAGCCGGAGCGGTTGGTCGCCCAATTGCCGTGGTCGGCGATCCAGAGCCACCGTTCGTCCGGCGCGGCCGATGATGAGGCGGACCTTCCCCGGCATGCCCGGCGCGAGCGCTGCAGGATCCAGCGCGAATCCTGCATCGCCGAGCGCCTCCATGGTCATCATGATGCGCAGCCCGGCCTCGGCGAGATGCTGACGCTGCAATTCTGGGACGGCGCCCGGCAGGAGGAGCGTCGTTTCATCTGGCTCCACCCTGGTGCGGATCAGCGTCACAAGCCGCGGGTCGGCCGCGGACATCGGATCGAGCGCCAGCATCACCGATCGTCCACTGGGCAGGCGGCCGAGATCCCAGACGCCATCCGTCACCATCGCCACATCGCCGGAGAGGCCTGACGCAGCAGCAATCAGGCGGCACAGCACAGCCGCGTCGATCTCGAAGCTGCGGATCAGGTTTGGCGCCAGGGTGGTGTTGCTGCGGTGATCCTCGGGGCATTCGGCGACCAGCAGATCGCCGATGATCACGATATCCCGCCCTTCACAGCGGCCTTCGCAGGTCGAGCAAGGCGGCCAGGTTGTCGCCGGCGCGCGTTCCGTCAGCAGGCCTTCGGCCAGCAGGCGGTCGAACGCCCTGCCAAAATGCGGCTGTGCCTCACGCCCCCAAAGAACGGCGCCGTGCCCTCCCTCACTCCGCCGCAGCAGCAGCTTCGGCAGGCTGTCGTTCACGGCAGAATCCATTTCGGCGAAGAAGCTCCATGACCCGCGCCTCGAAGCGCTGCCGCTTGAACACGGCGAGGGAGGGCGGCTTGATTTTGACGGTCACACGAGACGCACGGCTACGGCCATCTCCGAAGTGGATGCGGATGATGATGTGCCCGATCCGGTAGCGGCCCGTGCTGAACGAGACCCGATCGCCGAATTCATTGAGCCGGGTCAGCGCATTGCCACGAAAGTCCCGGGTCACGTTCTGCGCTTCGACCGCCACCTCACCGCTGCGGGGGTCTGTGCCGATGCGGTCGATCTGCACTTCGACGATGTCCACCTGCTGGATGCCTGCATCGAAGGCGTGGTTCACCCGGAAGCCGAACCCCACGTTCTCGATGCGCTCCAGCGTGTAGAGGTCCTGGCAGTCCTCGCCGGCAAAGAAGCCTGGGCGCCTGAGCATATGCACAGCGAAGAACTCAGCCAGCTCCGCGCGCAGCGCCCTCCGGACGCCGCCGACACCCATGCGCCCAGTGCCCACATTGTAGGCAAGCACGGCATATTCGACGCTGCGATAGCTGATGACGTCCTCTTGGTCTCCATTGATCACCGGTACGACGGCCACAGGCGCCCCGTGGGTGACGACCAGGACTGTCTGGTCGCCATCTTCGTACCACCCGACGCGGCAGAAGGCGCCGCGGTGGTCGCGCTGGAACATCTCGGCTGCCGCGGCCTCGAAGGCCGCCCGTGAGGCGTCATCGAGGCGCGGCTCGATCCCTTCATCAAGACCGACATACTCGGCCAGGGAGGATCGGGCCTGGCGGGCCAGCATGTCCGATGCAGCATCGAAGACAGGGCGGTGGTCCAGAAACGCGAGAAGGGCGAAGTGCTTCGGATCGAGCGGGATTGGGTTGCCATCCGGATCGAGCGGCGCGGCGATGTTAATGTCGCGGGCGGCGGCACGCTCCTGAAGCAAGTGCATGCCGTTCTCAGTGCCGAGCTCAGCGATGTGGTGGAGGTCTGCCACGATGCCGCGCGGCAACGCATCCTCGGTACCTTCGAAGAAGACCTTCAGCCGATCCCGGACTTCCGCTTCGTCACCGTCGAAGTCAGCCAAGTCGAAGCCGCGCAATGCATCAGGCTGCCGCTCAAATAGCCGCCGGAACAGGCCGAGATTGACCGTCTTCAGGAACTTCGGATTGACAAACTTCTTGAGGTCCCTGGCCATTCTCTCGCCCAATGATGTTCATTTTTCGTTCTATCAACCCACGCTTGCGTCTGTCGAATCGAATCTGCACTCCGTGAGACGGATTCCCACGTGCCTGGGTAAATGGTGGGGGTGGCAATTGAACCCCTCCGCCCTGCGGCCAACCCCCACCTCCCGCCGCACCTCCGCGAGGTATGCAGCATCCTGGCCGCCGGCCTGCTGCGGCTGCGCAGCCGCGCTGCTGAGGAAGCTGCGCGCGAGACCTCTGACCAGGGAGAGCGCGGCCTACACTTCCCGGCACCCCAGCGCCTGCATGCGAACCGGACCAACCGGAGACCCGCATGACACGCGCCACCAGATCGAAGGCCGGCACCACGCCGGCGCCGACCATTCCCGCCATTCCGCCGGCCGACGTTCTGGGCCGGCTGGCGGCCCTGAAGACCACCGCCACGCCGGACCTGAAGCAGCAATGGCGGGAGCTCTTCGCCGCCGAGCCGCCGCCCTACAACCGGCGCTTCCTGGAGAGCCGCCTGGCGTATCGGATCCAGGAACTGGCCTATGGCGGCCTGAAGCCCGAGACGGTCCAGCGCCTGGAAGCCCTGGGCGAGCAGCTCGACGGCGGGAATCCCGTCCTCCGGCGCATCCGAGGCGACGACAAGCCAATCACCGGCACGCGGCTGATCCGTGAGTACCAGGGCGTCGAGCACAGCGTCACCGTGCTGCACGACGGGTACGAGTATCAGGGTCGTCCGTACCAGTCGCTCTCCTCCATCGCGCGGGCCATCACCGGCACGCGCTGGAATGGCTGGCTGTTCTTCGGCCTGAAGAACCGGAGGGGCACGGCATGAAGCGCAAGCCAGCCGCCGAGACCGCGATGCCGGCCACCGTGCGGAAGATCCGCGCCGCCGTGTACACGCGGAAGTCGAGCGAGGAAGGCCTCGACATGGAGTTCAACTCGCTCGACGCGCAGCGCGAGGCCTGCGAGGCCTACATCACCAGCCAGCGGTCGGAGGGCTGGGTGCTGGTCCGCGATCGCTACGACGACGGAGGCGTTTCTGGCGGGACACTGGAACGTCCGGCGCTGCGGCGCCTCCTGGCCGATATCGAGCGCGGGCTGATCGACGTGGTGGTGGTCTACAAGATCGACCGGCTGTCGCGCGCGCTGATGGACTTCGCCAAGCTGGTGGAGGTGTTCGACGCGAACAGCGTGACCTTCGTGTCCGTGACGCAGAGCTTCAACACCACCACCAGCATGGGCCGGCTAACGCTGAACATCCTGCTCAGCTTCGCGCAGTTCGAGCGGGAGGTCATCGGCGAGCGCATCCGCGACAAGGTGGCGGCCTCACGGGCGCGCGGAATCTGGATGGGGGGCTTCGTGCCACTCGGCTACGACGCCAAGGACCGCAAGCTGCTGGTGAACGAGGCGGAGGCTGCACTGGTGCGCCGTATCTTCGAAGGCTTCGTCGAGACAGAATCCGGTACGAAGCTGGTCCAGGCGCTGCGTGCCGAGGGCGCCACCACGAAGCGCGGCCGCGCCTTCACCAAGAGCGACGTCTACCGGGTGCTGAGCAACCGCACCTATCTCGGTGAGGCCATGCACAAAGGGAGGTCGCACCCGGGCGAGCACGCCGCCATCGTGCCCCAGCCGATGTGGGACGCGGCGCATGCCCTGCTGGCAATCAGCCCGAAGACACGCGCCAACCGCACCCGCTGCCAAACGCCTTCGCTGCTGCGCGGGCTGATCTTCGGCAGCGACGGGCGTGCCATGTCGCCCACCCACGCGCGGGGCCGGCGCGGCCAGCAGTACCGCTACTATGTGAGCCAGTCGGTGCTGAAGGGCAGCGCCGCGGACGGGCCGGCCATCGCCCGCATTTCCGCCGTAGAGATCGAGGGCGCGGTCATCGCGCAGGTCCGGGGGCTGCTGCGCCAGCCGGAGGTGGTGCTTGGGGCCTGGCGCGCGGCACGGGCCTCGGCGCCTGACATGACGGAAGACGAGGCCCGGCTGGCGCTGGAGCGGCTCGACCCGCTGTGGGAGGAGCTCTTCCCCGCGGAGCAGGCGCGCATCATCCGCCTCCTTGTCGATCGGGTGGACATCGGTTCAGGCGGCGCCGACGTGCGGCTTAAGCTGGAGGGGCTGGCCAGCCTGGCGCGGGACCTCGCGGCGCCACCGGCCGAATCGGCGAGGGCGGCAGCATGACGGGCGCTGCGCAGATGCTGACCGTGCGGGTTCCGCTGGCAATCCGGAAGCAGCGGGGCGGGCGGAAGCTGATGATCGCGCCTGCCAGCACCACGAACCGGGGGTCCTCGGCTGGGGACACGACGTTGGTGAAGGCGGTGGCCCGGGCGTTCCGGTGGCGGCGGATGATGGAGACCGGGCGCTTCGCCACGATCAACGAGCTGGCGGCAGCCGAGAAGATCAACTCCTCCTACGTCTCGCGCCTCCTCCGGCTCACGCTGCTGGCGCCGGATATCGTGGAGGCGATCCTGGACGGGCGGCAGCCGGATGGGATGACGCTGCCGGGGCTGATGGAGCCGTTTCCGGCGGAGTGGGACCGGCAACTATCGGTCCCCCGGCGCATCTGAACCGGGTCGTAAGGGAAACGCCGCGCGTGCGGCCACTTGCTACCGTAAGGGGCGCATTGGCGGACGCGGCTCCGCCGAACGGTTGTGCAATCGAGGTTGCGCCCTTTGCAGGTAGACGCTCCCCCGGCAGAATGTGGATCGAACCAGCACTTCTTCTCGGGACCTCGGGAGGTGGTTCCTTGGGAGGGTGGCAGTATGAGCGCAGAATCGCTGGGAGACCGTCCAAGCTATGCACTGAGCCCACAAAGGCTCAAGCGCCAGGTGTCCCGTCCTGCCTGCAACTTTTCTAGTAACAACTGGCGCGATTACGAGCCTCTTTCGTCAAGCCTAGATCGGCTGACATGAGGGTTTCTGATCAGCACGCAAAGTATTTTTCGAAGGACCTGTCGCGTCGTGCGCCGGCCGGCATCGACCGCCTTTCTGCAGCGTTGTTTGACGCGGCAGTCGACCTTAATCCCCACCAGATCGAAGCCGCGCTTTTCGCGCTTAGGTCGCCACTCTCGAAGGGCGTGATTCTTGCCGACGAGGTGGGTCTCGGAAAGACCATCGAGGCCGGCATTGTCCTTTGCCAGCTTTGGGCGGAACGCAGGCGGCGGCTCCTCGTAATCTGTCCCGCCTCAATCCGGAAACAGTGGGCTCTTGAGCTCGAGGAGAAATTTAATCTGCCTGCAGTCGTGCTCGACGCGCGCTCCTGGCGCGAGGCCCAGCGCCTCGGCCAGGAGCCGCTCACGCAACGCGCTGTTCTGGTCATGTCCTACCACTTCGCGAATAGCCAACGCGAAGCGCTGAAGCGCATTGCCTGGGACATCGTGGTCATCGATGAGGCACACAAGCTTCGCAACGCCTATCGGCCGAGCAACAAGGTCGGCCAGGGGATCCGCTGGGCTACGGAGGGCTGCCGCAAGGTTCTCCTGACTGCCACGCCGCTTCAGAACTCACTGCTGGAGCTTTATGGCCTGAGTACACTCATCGAGGAGCAGCTATTCGGCGACCTGGACGCGTTCCGGTCGCAGTACACCACCGCCGGAGGCGATCTGGCTGGCCTGCGCGTACGCCTCGCAGCGTTCTGCAAGAGGACACTGCGAAAGCAGGTCACTGAGTACGTACGGTACACGGAACGGCGTGCTCTCACTCGACCGTTTCACCCTAACGACGCAGAGCAATCCCTATACGAGGCCGTCTCAGCTTTCCTCCAACGGGACGAGAGTTACGCGCTACCGCGGCGGCAGCGTCATCTGACGGCGCTCATCCTGCGAAAGCTCTTGGCATCATCTTCTATTGCAATTGCTGCGACCCTCGACGCCCTTCGACTGCGATTGGAAGACCTTCGAGACCGGAAAATTGGCAATGATGCCGGATGGGTGGAACGGATCGTTGAGGATGAGGAGATTGAGAATGATCTACTCGACGAGATCCTCGACGAGGATGGCGGCGACGAAAATGGCGAAGGCGCCGAGCCACAGACTATCGATCGGGCGGCGCTGACCGAAGAGATCGCGATACTCGAAGCCCTCGCGCAGCGGGCGCGCCGCATCGGTGTAGACACCAAATCGAAAACCTTGTTGCAGGCGCTAGACCTTGGCTTCGCGGAGATGCAGAAGACTGGCGCAGCCCGCAAGGCCCTTATCTTTACTGAATCGCGCCGCACGCAGGAGTACCTCAGGGATTTTCTGGAAGGTCATGGCTACGCTGGACAGGTCCTGCTTTTCAACGGGACGAACAGCGGGCCAGACGTAACTGCGATCTATGAGAACTGGGTCGCGCGCAACCGAGACACAGGCCGAGTATCTGGGTCCCGCGCCGTTGATTCCCGCACTGCGCTGGTGGAGCATTTCCGCGACCATGCGACCATCATGCTGGCGACAGAAGCCGCGGCGGAGGGCTTGAACCTCCAGTTCTGCTCGCTGGTCGTTAATTACGATCTGCCCTGGAACCCTCAACGCATTGAACAGCGGATCGGCCGCTGCCACCGCTACGGGCAGAAGCACGACGTGGTGGTGATCAATTTCCTGAACGAACGAAATGCGGCCGACAAGCGTGTGCTCGAGCTGCTGACCGAGAAGTTCAACCTGTTCAACGGCATCTTCGGTGCATCGGACGAGATCCTAGGCTCGATCGAGTCTGGAGTGGATTTCGAGAAGCGAATCCTCGCCATCTATCAGCAGTGCCGGAGCCCGGGGGAGATCGACGCAGCCTTTCGCGCGCTTCAGGCGGAACTCGAGGAGCAGATCCGCACCAGGCTTGCTGACACACGGAAGGCGCTGCTCGAGAATTTCGATGAGGATGTCCACGAGCGCCTGCGGCTGCAGCTCGCGGACACTCAGGCGACCTTGGATCGCGTCAGTCGGCGCTTCTGGACCGTGACACGCCACATGCTAAGGGGCGCAGCGGCCTTTGATGAGAATTCACTGACCTTCGATTTGCGCGCCCCGCCCAAGCCCGAGATCGCGCGGGGGCGCTACCATCTGATCTCCAAGACTCGGCCGCAGGCGCAGGAGGAGAATGGGGACGGGGTCAACCAGTTCCTCTATCGGCTGTCGCATCCCCTCGGCCAGCATGTGCTCGACGCGGCGTGCGCGCTGCCCACCCCACCCGCTGAGATCGTCTTCGATATCTCAAATCATCCGACCCGCCTCTCCGTCGTGGAGGCGCTCAAAGGCAAGGCCGGCTGGCTCACGCTTCGACTGCTCGCCATCGAGAGCTATGACCGGGAGGAACATCTGCTCTTCTCCGGCTTCATTGATGGTGGGTCGGCCCTCGACCAGGAGACGCTTGAGCGGCTGTTCCTCTGCGGAGCCCGGGAAGTTCGGCCCGTAGCCGCGCCGTCTTCCATTGAGGCACACCTGGAGGCCGAGGCAGAACGCCACGCCAAAGCCACACTCAGCCGCAGCCTGGAGGCGAACAGCCGGTACTTCCAGGAGGCACGGGAGAAGCTCGAACGCTGGGCCGATGACATGGTGCTGGCCGCCGAGAAGGCCTTGGCCGACACCAAGGAGCAGCTGAAGGTCCTGCATCGTCAGGCGCGCCAGGCCCCGACGCTGGAGGAGCAGAAGCAGATCCAGGAGAAGATCCGCCGGCTGGAGCAGCAGCAGCGCCGGCAGCGCCAGGAGATCTTCAAGGTCGAGGACGAGATCATGGGCAAGCGGGACGCGCTGATCGACCAGCTCGAACAGCGCCTGGCCCAGCGCACCGAGACCGAAACGCTGTTCACAATACGCTGGGCAGTGGCATGA